GTCTTTATATTGGGAATAACCATTAAAGGTAAAAAGCAATAATAATAAGTATAAGTATTTCATTATCTATTTTTTTGTAGGTCGTATAAACGTTCGTCTAATTTCTCTAAAGTTATTTTCATTGACTCTACATCTCCTTTTATAGCTTCTACATCTTTTTGAGTTAACTCTATAGTTTTACGAATCATTTCGTCTTTATATTTAAACTCTACAGAACTAACTACAGGTTCTGGTAATTCCATTGCTAAAGCAATATCTGATTTAAGAGTGAACCACATACCTGCCATCGATACGATACCTGCGATTATAATTCCAATTGTTTTCACAGATATATTCAAGTCTGGTTTACCATCTCCGTCTATATCTACTCCCATGGAAAGATTTTCATCTAATTGTTTAGCCATTATTATCTTTTTGATTGATTAACTGCTCCTCTACCATTAGAAACACTTGGATCTGTTCTTGGTGTAAATCTAGGAGTTGAGCTACTGGTTGAATTTGATTGAATACTATTACCTGACGAACGACTAATATTATAATTTCTTGTAGAAATACTATTGTTCCCAGGTTCTATACGTGGAGTAAATTTAGTAGAATAAGATCTATTAGGATTGTTTTTAATTATTGTTTTTAATTTGTTAACAACTTTTTCTATATTACTACTTCTTCTACCTATCACATATGCTACATTATTTTTCCTCTTATAGTCAAAATCTTTTTTAATTGTTGGGATTTTCCAATAATAAGGGTTATAATAATAAGGATTATAATAATAAGGTTTATACCAATCATATCCCCACCAGCTGTAAGAGTTAAAACTCCAGTTCCACCATATATCATGTCTATTCCAGTAGAAATCAAACGCAGAACCAAATCCCATTCTTGATAAATTGTTTCTATAATAATAATCATAGTACCAATTTATATCTTGATTTATTGCAAACTGTAAGTAATTGTTTCTTAAACCCCAATCTTTTTGCATTTCAACTCTTAGTTGATTCATTGAGTTTATCTTATTAACAACAATCTTATCGTTAAAATAATTAGGTTGACTATTGTAAGTGGATAATCTAAATGTTGAACAACTAGTAAATAATAATAAAATTATAATCCATTTTAATTTATTCATCTTTTGCTTTTACGCTTTTTAGCCATTTCTTCCCTACGAGCTTTTCTTTCTTTTAACATTTTTTCCCATTCTTTAGAAGAATAAGTTTTTGTAGTTTTTGTATTAGTACATTTGTTAATTTTAGTAACAAATACACTATCTCTTTTTTCAACTACTTTAGTACTTATACATTTCTCTTTAGACTGAGGTCTTTCTCTTTTTTGAGCATTAATATTTAAACTGAATATTAATACCATTAATAATAATAATTTCTTCATTTCTTTTTCATGTGTTTAGTTAAACCAGGATATAGTTGCAAAATTAATTTTAACTGTTTCTTATCTATTTCATCAACAATTTTTACTAATACTTTTTTCATTTTAAAAACACTTTATATACTTTTGCTTTAGGGTTACGAGAATATATAAGAATTTTCTCTAATATTTCTGGTTCATCTTTAGATTCGTTGGGCCAGTATTTAGGATTTTTACTATTTAACTTCCTTTTTTTTGGCATTATATTACTCTATATTTCGTTTGCCTATTTTCTTTATAAGCTTTTAAACATTTATTTCTATTATCTTCTTTTGAAACATAAGATATATGTACCCAATTAGGTTGAGTATCAGTTCCAAATTCCCAAATCATCTGATCGAAATCTAAATTTTCTTTAATCCAGTTATACATCTCAGCATTAGTTTTACAGCCATAGACATCATCGATATCAATTGCTTGACCTTTGCAATGTTGGCTTGAAGATGCCCCACCAATTTCTTCATTAAGCGCTACTGAACGAAAAAATGAATTAACTTTAATTGGACCTCCAACCCATTGTCTTAATGGTTCAAATACATTTTCCGCTAAAAGCTTCATGCATTCTAATTCTTTTTGATTTGGAGTATTATCTATAGCTTCTCTTTTAGCTGTGCTAGAGTGAATAGCTTCAGCATACGTTATATTCTTACTTATATTTTCCATATTATTCTACGTATTTAGCTTTCAATTGGTTCAACTTATATATTGCGGTTATTTTTTTATCTTTTATTTCTTTACGCCTTATACTATCTCTCATTATTCCTGGTAAAGCATTTAATACTTGTACCCTTAATCTTTTGTGAGCTTTTTCTTTCTCTTTATTATCTTTTCTAGTTTGTTTACCCTTTTCTATTCCTTCTGCTTTTCTTTTAGATTTAGCATGAGTTTTTATAAGATCATGCTCTTCTATTTTAGCCTTTACATTCCACGTTTTCCACCCTAAACCTAAAGCTATTCTTTGATAATCAGTATTTCTATTATCTAATGCTTCAGTGATAGAATTAACTTCATTAAATACTCTATCTAAAGGTATATTTAAAAGTCCAGATGCTACATTACCTACAACATCATAAGCAGGGCTTAATTGAAATCTATCATCTAACATTACACTATAACCTCTTTCAGCTATTACATCTTTATCTATATCGTGTATGTTTAAAGCAGTATTTACTTTTCTAAGCTTAGAGCTAAGTGGTGGAGATACACTAGTTAAAGCTATTATCAACTCAGCATTATGTCTAGATTTCTGTAAAGCAGTCATATCTGTACGCTCGCTGAGCTCTAAAATAACATTTTTAATAGTAGAAACTACAGCTCCTGCAACCCCAGATCCTCTTAAAATAGTATCTATCATGTTGTTAGCAATTCGTTTAACTTTAGCATCTTCTTGATTCGTTTGTTTCGCAAGCCATGCATCTCTTTCTTTATCTGTTTTAAAATCAGGTTCTTCTTCATCATCAAACCCAGGAACTAAAGCAAATAAGGCATTTTGTAAAGCAGAAAATATTAAGTTTTGAATAAATCCATAATATACTATCTTAGATAGGTTTGTTTTAATATCTCCTCTACCATTAACTATATCTTGCCCAGCTTTTTTCATCAATCTAGTGTACTGCATTGGCGTGTTTTGAAATGCTAATACAAATCTTCCTAAAACTCCTGCTTGTTGAGAAGATATAAGCATTGGATCTGCTGATTGCTGTGTTTCATCTGAGATAGCGGAAAAATCTTCAAAAGCTTTAGCTTCTGCTTCTTCAACTGTATAACCTTCTTTTTTGTAAGTGTTGATTCTATTTCTATAAAATGCCGCACCTCCAGTAGAAATCGCTATACTATCTGCTATTTGTGTAGGTGTAAAACCTAATTTTAATAAATAAGATAATACTCCTTGCATGCCTCCTTGTCTGGAAGCTTGTGCAATTTCTGATTCATTAATATCACCTTCTAATCCAGCTCTTCTAGCTTTTAGCTTTGGAGAATTAAATAAATAAGCTACATCTTTCCAATATTGTGGTTGATTAGCGAATGCTATACCAGCATTTAAAGGATTATTATCAGACCAGTTTACAAAGTTACCAGCTGATAACATCTGTAATAAAGCAGATCTTCTATTAAAGAACATTATAGCTCCTACAGAATTATTAATCCAAGTAGTCCAAGCATTTACTATACGTGATGAACCAGTTTGTTTATTACTTCCGGTTTTCATTCTATATAAAGAATCTTCTAAAGCTTCTCTTATTCTAAATCCATAAACTGCTTCAATTTTATTTAAATTTTTAGGACTAAATAATATATCAGCATTATCTGTAAATTCTTTTAAATATTCTTTTCTATTTATTTCTCTAGCTAATCTACCTAAATCCCCTACTATAGTAGTCCCATCCCAAAATTCATTAGGTGGAACATATGTATCTTTTTTAGTTATAAGTTTTACACCTTCAGCAAAAGCGACTAAATCAACATCTGCATTAACTAAGCTAACTATTTTGTTTTTATCAGTTTTAGATAATCCAGGTATTGTAACACCATCCTTGTTCCATAAGTAAATTCTTATAGCTTCATCGTGAGTATATTTAGTACCACCTATTTTTTTATTTAATTTTTTCCTAACATTTGGACTAGTTTGTTGTAAAACTTTATAAGCATTTTTAATTCTATTTTTAGCTAATTGCATTGCGTTAACTCCGGCCATATAAGGTTTTATTAAAGCTTTATCAAAAAACTCTTGATCTAATTCACCTCTTTTGCCCTTACCTGCAAATGTGTACATGGTTAGACCTCTAAAGTCATCAGCTGAAGGAGGTATAAATAACGTCCATTTCTTTTGGTTTTTACCTTTTCTTCGAGCTAAAATATCTGAGTAAGTATATTCTGACTTAACACCCATATTTCGTTCGATCATGTCGTTAAAGTCTTTATCTAGTTTATCACTAAATTTAACTCTAGCTTGTTGTACTTTAGACTTAACATCTAGTACATCAAAAACATTTTTAACTGCTTCAATATTTTTAAAAGCATCATCGGCAAAATAAAAATCATTATAACCGTCGGCATATTTACCCACCATCCAATCTGCTTTAGCTTCAGGAGTTCCATTTTCTAATCCAGTTATGTTTGCTAAAGGTATATTTAAACCAATCTCATCTAAAAACTTTTTAATGTTTATAGCTGAAGACTGAGGTCTTGCAGTTAATACAAATATATCTTTACTACCAAACTTACCTTGACGTTTTAAAGCAAGATCTGCTAATGGACCTTTTCTCCCTTCCTTAACTTCATTAAATTCACTAAAATTAAATTCAGCTCCTAAATTAGTTAATCCTGAAGCTTCTAAAGCAAATTCACCTGCTGTTAAAGTACCTGTTGTCCCGTCTGGCATTGTATAAAGAACTTTACTATTTGATTGAGCTAATGTATCATCAAAATCAAACACACTAATACCTTTTCTAGATTCTTTATACTCCACACTGTTTCTAGCATCACTCATAGCTTTATCAGCTGTATTATCTTTAGTAATCACAACTGGAGCTTCAGGTTTAAAAGTTTCATCTACCTTTTGTTGTATTTTAACTAATCTTTTAGCTTCTTTTTTTACTTCTGCTTGAGTTCTTTTTCCGCTAAATAAGTCTCTCATTAATTGTTTTTGATCTACTAGTTTAACATCTTCAGTACCAAAAAATATTTGAGATAAAGTTTGACCTGTTGGAATATATAATTGAAAACCAAGATCAACACCTGATTCACTCATTCTTATAGCAGCTAAAGTACCGTCAGGCAGTTTTAATTCACCTTTGTTATAAAGCTCTATACCTGTTTTAAGTAAGTTATAAGGCATGGATTTACTATAATCCTTGTTAACTTTATTATCTACATCATCTGATAACCAACCTTGCATAGCTAAAGCTTTTACAGTAGGAAAAACTTCATCTACTCTTTGATCAATAGCTGCTTGAATTAATAACGTGCCTATTGTATTTTGAGGAGTTGAATGCTCTTCTGTTCCTTTAACATTTCTTAATGGTTTACCATTAAAATCTACTTCAACTAAATATACAGGAAATAATGTTCTAAATGGAGATTGTTGAGAATTAGTTGCTTCAGCTCTAATCTCATCAAATACCCAGGCATTTTTTTCATTAGCTTTTACCTTTTTAATTTTACCATTTACTTCTACTTCAGTTTCTTCATGTAAATAAGATTCAACTGCTTTAGCAAAATCATATAATACTTCTATTTTGTCTTGCTGTCTAGTTACATAACTAGGTTTTTTTATTTCTTTAACATAAGCATCTGTTAACATTTTATTAGAAGTCATTGGTTCTCTCTTAACATTAACTTGATCACCTTGAGTAATAGAAATATTTTTATTAAAAATATCTGTTACACCATACGCAGATCTATCTATTCCAAACACTGTAGCTTGTTTAATAAATGTTCTAAATTCAGGATATGTATTTAAGAAATCATTTATCACCCTTGTCATACCTTCTAAAAACATTTCTCCTTCAAACGCAGCAACTTCATCAGATAAATATCTGTCTCTATCTATTATAGTTTTTTCTATACCTTCACTAAGTCTAAACTTTTTAACATCCTCCGTTAAATATTCAGCTTCTCTTGTGCTTTTTTTAGTACCACTTTCTTTAGGTAGCAATCTTGTTTTTTGCATTATTGAAGTGGTATATTGAGGAAGTTTTTCACTATATTGCACTCCCCTTCTACCGGCTCTTGTATTAGCTGTAATTTCTGCAGCTGTTTTAGAAGATTTAATTTCACCTTTCTTAATAAGTGATTGTATTTTTTGATCTACAACTGTATTAGCTACAATAGCTCCTTTTAAGTTTGCTAAACCTATAAGCAGTCTACCAAATTCAGTTCTCGCTTTACCCTTTGGTGGAACATTAAATTCACCTTTTCCTGTTATACCTAAGTCTTTCTGTAGTTTTTTAATAGTCTCATTAGATATAGTTCCTCTAAATTCAGGTTTTAATCTTCTTACTTGTGTTTGACTAGTGCTACCTTTAGATCTTCCTTTAGGATTTGTTATAGCATCTTTTTTAGTTTCTTTATTTAAAGCTTTAGGATCAATATAATCTTCATAAAAATAATTTTGTACACTAGGAGCAATACCCAATGATCTTCCTTGTACGTCTTTATCAACTTTAGTTTCTTGACCTTGCTTTGTTGTTACAGCTGTAGGTGTACTTATATTAAATTCAGGATATAAAGAAATTAATTTTTTAGCATCTTGAATATTTGCATAATCACCCTGTATTCTTTCAGCTTCAGAAATTACTTTTCTACCATCAACTACTTTATTTTGTGCATACGTAAGATCAGCACCTTTTTTAAGTTTACCCGCATCTATCCCATAAATTTCACCTGCCACTTTAGAACCATACTTGTCTGATATACTTCTAAAATCTGTAGTATAAGATCTAGACTCAGGGTTTATCACAACATCGTTTTTATCAACTTTTATAAGATTGTCAATGTTTGTTGGTACTCCTGGTAATTTTCTTGGATCTACTAGAGATTTACCCTTACCTTCAGATTTTTTTCTTTCTTCTAAGTTTACAGCATCTTCTGCTGTTTCTTTAGCAACTAGTCTAGTTTGTTCTTGAGCTTGGCTTTGGCGTACTAACTTTTTCTTTCTTTCTATTTCTTCCCCTATTTTAGCACTACCTTCTCGACCAATAGTTTTATATATCCAGTTAGTAAACGAACCTTCTCCTGGTTTATAACTTCTAGTTACTCTGTCAAAAGCATCAACAGCAAAACCTTCTGCTTGATCTGTAGCTATATCTCCTTTTGCAATATTGAAACCCATAGCTGCTAAAGCAGTATTAAGATATTGTCTATAAAAATCAGTATCTAATATAAAACTAGCTCTTTTATCAGCCGGTAATTCTTTATATTCTATAGCTAATTCATTTATGTTTTTCTCCGATTGTTTTAAATCTTTTCCTTTATATTCATCTATAGCTTTAATAGTTTCTTTAGAAAGTTTGCCACTTCTAAACGCAGCGTTGTTAGCCGCTAAATAGTTTAAAGCTTTTTCCGGTGTATTTAAATTACCCGGATCAGTGGCGTTGAAAACTCTAGTAAGAAAATTATCATCTTTTTCTATTTGAACTTCATCTTCATAAGCATATAATCTTTCTTGTAGATATTTACTATATTCATCTTCCCAAATAACTTTGTTTTCGTTGTTTATTTCTCCATATATATTATTTAAATCTAAAACAATTTCATTATGAATTCTATTTAAAGCTTTATTATCACTAGTAGCTGCTGCCTTAAATAAGTTATTAAAGTATTTAGCTTTAGCTTCTGGAGATTTCATCCTAGCATCATCCGTTATATGGCTAAATTCATGTAAAATAACTGTTCCAGCTCTTAATTCACCTTTAGCTAAATCAGCTTCCATTCCTTCTTTGTTTTGGGTTAAAATAGTTTTACCAAAAACAAGACCAAAAGTTTTATTTTCTTGTAGTTTATTTAAAGCGTCTGCAAATTCTGCTGTTCCTACCTCTAATCCTGTATCAATTAATAATTGAATACCTTTATCATCATTGGTCCATTCTTCTACCTTAACGTTTTTTACATCACCTAAAATTTGTTTAGCATTTCTGTTAACATTTAATTGGGTACCGAAAGCCCTTGAAGCATCTAACGCTTGTTTTTTCCCCCAATTACGATATATATTTTCTTTCTGTTCGTTAGTAAGTTTTTTAAATCTTTTGTCAGTAGTTAATTCACCTTCCTTATTTAACCTTAATCCATCAACCCATTCAACCATTCGAGGATTTGACTTAGCTTTATTAATAGCATCTTGTTCAAAATCAGTTCTGGCTTTATTAATTATATATACTAGTTTATCTTTAGGGGATTTACTATCATATTCTGTATCGTTTTTTAAAGAAATATTATAACTTTTATATAAATTTCCTAAAGCATTTTTAGCAATAGTATAATTATTATTTTTAGTAGCAGTTTCTTTTATATTATTTATTTGAGTATCTAAACTATTAAGAACTCCATCAAAATCCTTCACTTGCTGAGCTGTCATTGTTTTTTTCTTAGCCGCAATCGCTGTATCGGTTTGAGCTTTTGATAAGAAAGGATTTATACCTTCACTTACTAAAAAGTCTCTTTTAATCATTTGAGTTCCAATTAACCTATTGATTTCTGGAGCTCCAAGGTTTAAAAGATCTATTGAGTTTTGATCAACAGCTAACCCCATTTCCTTCATTTCCTCCCCAATGTCAAACAGTAAAGCTTTTTGAACCTCTGGACTTAACTTCTTAAAAGTTTTACCTTGTAAAGTTTTAGATAAACCATTAATATTAAATCGTCTTTTAGAAATAGCTTTTTCATATTCTTTAGTTATACCCACAGCATTCAATCCACTGTAAGCAATACCAGTTCCTTGTGATAAACCAGCTGTTACTACTGTAGCCCAAAATGTTTCATTTAAACCACTTTTAAATTCACCTTCGTCTATATCTCTACCTAATATCCCGGCTTCTGTAACAATTTGTTGTCCTCCAAAAATACTTAACTCTTCAAACACCTCCGAACCAGTTCTAATTGCTAAAGGTTTACCAATAAGATTAGTAACTTTAGAATAATTACCTTTGAATAATTGTTCAGCTATAAGTTTTCTATTAACTGTACTAAAATCTTTTATAAGTTTTATAGAGTTTGGTGCAGTGCCTAAATATTTAGTAAATACACCTTCTATTATACCATTGGAAAATGAGGCTGTTAAAATTTGATTATCATTCAAACGTTTCATGGCTAAAGTCTTATCAATATCCCTCATGGCCATAGTATAATTATACTCGCTTATTTCTCCTTTAGCAAATGCTTTTTTATATATTTCTTTTTGTCTTAAGGCTTCATCATAAGCGTCAACCTGTATGTTTAAATCTCTAAACGTTTGTGTACCAGCAGTTGTCCCAAAACCTATTCCAATAGCGTTAGAAACTGCTGCGTTGCTTAAACCTAAAGCGCTTCCTCCACCTGCTGTAGCTATAGCTAATGTTATATTAGCTGATTGTTGGCCTAAAGTTCTAGTTATATATTCTAAACTAAACTCTGGACCAGTCATTTCTTTGTAATAATTGTTTTTATCGTTTAATTGTTTTTGTTTACCAATTGCCCATTCTGAATCGAATAGTGTTGGTAAAGCTAAAAACGTAGAAGTAAAAGCATCATTAACATCTTTAACTATTAAATTCCCTAAACCATATTCTCTATGCGCTGCATCAATTATATAATCATATTGTTTTCTATCAGCTAAAGAAGCATAGAAAGCTTCAGAATTAGTAATTAATTCATCTATTGCAACTTCTCTATCTCTAGCTAAATTATGAAAAGTACTTTGAGCACTAGCTAATTTACCAGATAAAGTTTCTATATCAGCTATCCTATCTGAGCTAGGATTTTTTTCTGTTCCTCTGATGGATAATATAGGGCCAGTTTTAGTAGGAGAAGAGACAATAGTATAACCATCAGGTAATTCTTCCCCAATGTTATTTATTGTTTCTACAATTTCTTTTATTTTAGGTTCATAAAAAGTCTTAATATGCTCAACTTGTGCTTTTTGATCTTCCTCCTGTAATCTTTCTCCTATAAAATCCCAGGTATTTTTCATACCACCAGCGAGTTCATATGTTTCTTCAATGTCTCCTTTCTCAAACATTTCTAATACATCTTCATCTAATTTAAAATCTGTATCTTTAAATACATTTCCACCTAAATATTGTTCTATTGTTTTACCTTCTTTTAAAGCTTTTGTTTGAAGTATTTTATAAATATTGTTTGGATCATTATAAAAATTAGCTAGTTGTAATAAGTCTTTTGGTTTAGTTTCCGATAAAAAATCCCCTAAAAGACTTGTTTGACCTTGATTTATTTTATTAAAAATTAAATCGTTAATACCTTGTGATGCTAAATTTTCTAAAGCTTGGTTGTTAATTCCGGACCTTATTAATTTCTCTCTTAAACTATCATCTAAACCTTCTAATGTACTATAGTTTGTAGCTAATTGATCTATATCTTTACTGTTGGAATAAAAACCCCACATACCAGCTCGAGCAAATTTAGAAGTAGTATCTTTTTTTTGTTGTAACAAGTAATCTTTAATTGCCTCTATTTCTTCTGAAGAAAAACTCCCATTTGCTTTTAACTCTTTAATTAAATCATCTCCAAAATTATTTTCAAAATAATCTAATCTAGTTTCAGGATCATCTTTAATTTTTACAAAATCTTGATGATTTTTAGCATCCATTATCGCCGCCATCGTAGACAAAGCTTTAAAAGATCTTTCTTGCATTTTCTTAAACTCCTCTTTAGTTATATTATTTTGGAAAAAATCATCTAAATCACCTGCTGGTAAGTTTGCTATTACTTCTCCGTCTTTCAAAACATTATATGTAGTAACTTCTTCTTCACCTCTATTCATTCCCTCCCCTACTTCTACTATATCTGTTATTTTTTCTAATTCATAAGGAGTACTATCTTTTAATAACGCATTTACAGAATTAACGTTTTTGGAATTTTCTTCTATACTTTTACCTAAATTACTAGCGCTAATACCTATTATCTCATCATCAGTTTTAAGTTTTTTAGCATTTTTTAATTCTTTTAGTATTTGAATAGTTTCATTTTTTCTTCTTTTACTAGGATCCAGTAATTCTACTAAATCTATTTCTTTATCACCTATCATAACCGAGTTACCCCAGGTTTCTCCAGCTTGAGGATCATAAAAAGGTACTTCTTTTCGTAACCAATTTACAATAGCATCTTCTTTTTGATGTAAAATTCTATCAGGATTTTCAATAGCTTGATCTAAAGTTAAAGTTGTGAGTTGGTCAGGATCGTTATTACGAGCTATAATTTGTGTTTCTAAATCTTTTCTGACTTTAGCTTCTTCTAGTCTTTGCGTGTTAAACTTACTAGAGGTAGGATTTGAAACACCATCTATATAATTGCTAGAATACTTGTCGTTATATTCTTTTTTAATATTATTTACTATTTTTGAATAACGAGAATTCGAAGCTTCCAATTGTGATTCCAAAGATAAGGATGCTGTGTCCTCTCCCGCAGCCGCATCCAGAGCATTGGGGTCTTTCTTTACTTGTTTAACTTCTACTTTGTTAAAATATTTAAAGTCTTCTAAACCAAGCCCTGCTTCATTAGCTAAAGCCTGGAGTTGTTCTAGAGTTAGTTTTTCTCCATTTAATATATATACTTCCATATTTTATTTTTTAAAAGAGTGATGCTAAACTTGATGGTGGTATTGCTTGTGCGCCTATAACTTTCATTCCGTCTGTGCCTACTCTATAAACACCTGCTGGGTCTTCACCTTTTGCTGGAAAATAAACTATTTGTTGATCGTAACCTTTTGGTTTTATCGGAACAGCAAACAGTGATCCAAGGTTTGGATTTTTTGCTTTTAAACCAGCTCTCATTCTTTCAGCAAAAGTAGGACCATCATCTTTAACAATTTTTTCTACATCATTAGTTACCCTCATATACACATCGTCACCCGCGCTATATGTTTGACCTGCAGCATTAAGAACATTATTATCATTTAAATATTTAAGCAGTTTAGAATCTACTTTTTTTCTTACTAAACTTACTCCTTTGGTTGCGGGATCTTGCATTCCTCCAAATATTCCTTCTTTACCAGTTAGTATATTATTTCTAATTTGTAAATTAATCCAAGTTTTTTTCTGTTCTAACGTACCTCCATCTAAAAAATCTTTTACAGAATCATAAGTTTTATTCCCCATAACAACTTTACCTGAAACATCATAATTATTAGCTAGGTTAGTTGCTATAACTGCAGTTCTATTTTCACTTAATAAAGTCGCAGTTTCTGAACTTATCATTGCATTGAATTCATCGCTATTGTTAAGTTTATTTATATCAACAATTTCATGTGATTTTATACTTACATTATTATTAGCTAAATTTTCAGTAGTTTCATAAGTTAATATAGGTGTATCATCTTCAGTTCCTTCTCGATCTTGCCCTACGTTTGTATGAACAAACGCTTTATCCATAATATTATTATCTTTATCAGTGAACCCACTAACATGCAATACTTCATCTCTATTTAATTTTTCACCCATAGGTACAACAAAATCAAAACCTTCTTCACCTTCGTAGGCATTAAAGTTTATCTCTCTTTCAAAAATATAATTACCATTTTCATCTTGTTTTATATTACCAGCTTCAATACCATTTTTAAGTACATCTTTAAATTTAGGATGTGCTTTCATATGTGTTATAAACGAACTGTTAGCAGGAATACTAACTTTAGAATGCAACACATTGTCATTACCTGAAACTTTAAGTGTTCGCGAAGAAGTAGCTCCGTCATAAAGAGTATTAATATCTGCCCCTGAACTTGCGTCTAATGTTATAGTGTTTAAAAGTTGTTCGCCGGTTTCCATATCACCTATTACAGTATCTGTATTATTAGAATCTAATTTAGATTTTTTATATGCTTCTACATCCGCCAGATATCTACCCATAGTAGTTAAACTTTTGTTATTATACCTGCTAAAATTTGTAAGTATTTCTCTTTTAGCTTTTTCATCTTCGGGGGATAAATCTCCAAACTGTATATCTATTTGAGCTTGAGTAGCTTCTTCCCCTCTTTTTATAACTTCTGCAGACCACTGTTCATAAATACCTTTATCTTTAATTTGTTCTTCTCCTTTTAGTAATAAACCATCGACAATTTGATCATTAGCTAACATAGTTGAAACCCTATATTCATTTTTTAATTGTTTCAATTCATTAGTTTTCTTTTGATTAGCTACATAAGCGTTACCTAGTTGTGCAAACATGTTTCCAAGTGAAGTTAATCCTTGTCCACCTGGGTTAACTTCTAGTTTATTAGAGATTGTATAGTCTGCTCCTGGTATTTTATATCCCATATTGTTTTATTATTTAAAAAGTTTTTTTATATGCCCTATAAGCTTTTCTACTTGTATCTACATTTTTCATTAAACCTGCTTGATACATTCCAGATTTATTCATTGCATTACTAGACCAATCCTTGTAACTCATGGGGGTATTAGCGCCGCCTCCGGCACCTACTTTCCCATACCCATGGTAAAGGCAGAGCTTGCAACCCCACTAGCAACATTACCTATTCCAGTAAATATTCCTGCAGTAGCAGCATCTCTTCTTTGTCTAGATGCATCTTCTCTTTGAGCAGCTCCAGTTTCTTTAGATATATTATAAGCAATATCTGCGTTATCTCTATCTTCTTGTGCTTCAAACTCAAATAATTTCCCTTGAGCATCTGCAGCTTGTTCTCTTTGACCTTCAGATATTGCAATACCTTGTAACCTTTGTTGTTCTGTTATTTGTGCTTGCATTAAGTTTTGAGCACCTTGAGCTTTTAGTTGTTCGTTTCGAGCCTCTTGTTGTTCTATACTAGCGGCTACCCCAGACTTACTTGCTAAAGCAGCTTGTGCTAAAGCAGTTGCTCCACCCGCGCTAGCTCCTGTAGCTCTTAACATGTCTAAAGTATTAGCTAATGATATATCAGCTTCTTCTGCTTGAATTTCAGCAGCTTGTGTAGCAACCCCTAATTGAGCATAAGGGTTACTCATCATACCGGTTAGATCAGTTGCCATGTCAGCTAATGATGTAACACCTGCATAAGGATTTATAATTTTTTGTCTAGCATCTTGTAATTCTTTTACTTTAAACGCCGCCGCTTCTTTTGCATCTCGTGCCCTACGCATTGATTTGTGCTCTTGGCCTGATTGTACTGCGCCTCCAACAACGGCTGCGGTTGCTGCTGTTCCTGCGGCTACTGCCCCAATCGTTAAGGCTGTTGTTGCTGATATTACTGCCATATCCTTTAATTTTAAATTATCACTTTTATCATTTCGTGTGATGGGGTTTTATCTATACTCCACCCTATTTTTTCATGTATTTTTAATAAGCTATTACTCCTACTTATAGACATCATGTATTTACTCCCAGCTTCTTTAACCATTTGTTCTGCTGTAAGTATTAACAGTTCTATAGCTTGTTTACGTATTTTTTTATCTGCATTAGGATTAGATATAATCCAGTCAAGCCATACCATTTTAGAATTGCTCCAGTATAAAAATCCAGCTACTATATTTTCACCTTCATTCTCTATCATTATACCACCCGTACCATTATCCGGTAACATATCTTTTGCCATTACGGGCCAATTCCACGCTTTCCACCAGTCTGATAATATTTCATAATCAGACTCAGTTAATGTTCTTGTATTCATTTAATTTAATTTAATATGATGACTCTACAAAATCTGAAGATACAGCAAATAATTCTACTGGATTAGATCTTGATGTGTCGTCTGTTTCTATTGTGACAGTTGCATAATAACCTTTAACACCAGTCATTGCGCTACCAAAAATAACTTCACCTGTCGTTGCTGTACTATTATTTACTAAGTTTGCAAAGTATTTTCCTTCTTTTTTAACAAAACCAGCATAACGTACGGGTTGATTAGCTAATAGCACTGCGGTTCCTGTGTTACCAGCCGAGTCATAAGCTCCATCAGTATAACTTAACACCGTGTTACAAGAATCTACTAATTCAAAAGATCTTGCGGCATCAAATTGACTCACCTCCCAACCATTACTACCTTCGTAGTTAACTGTTTTAAATACTTTAGACAAACTCACCTCCGGATTAAAAACAAATTGTATAGAAGAATTGTATTGGGTTCCGTAAAAATTATTTCTATTAGGTGGTATAGTTGTAGTATCGTAATGTTTCCATAACCCTCCATCTTTAAAGCTATAATAATTACTTTGTAAACTGAAGATTTGATCTGGTATATAGTTGAAAAAACTTGTCCAACCTAATACTCTTTCGTCAAAAACTAATGTAGCTGTAGAAGGAGAAGGGTTAATAGTACCATCATGTGCTTTAGGACTTTGTTGTAGTGATAATACATATTGTTTATTATATATATCATAAGCCCCTAATGCTTTTCCCGCACCCCAAGTTGTACTATCTAATACACCAAATTGATCTCTAAAATAATCAATCATTCCGTAATTAGCTATTTCTGTTATACCATCTCTAGATAATCTTAATACTGCATTTCTATTTTTATCAGTAAAATATTTTTGATATCCATATACTGCAAAACTTTCTGGATTATTACTAATACCATATTCACCTGCATAAGGAATTATATCACCTATAACCATATTAGAAGCTGATAAACTTCCTCCACCTTCAGCATTATAAATAACATCTTTATCTATAGGTGCTCTACTAACTTTATCTTGTTGGAAAATAATCAATGCTGTATCTTCAGCATATAATTTTTGGATAGAACCGTTGATTGGATCAGCAGCTTTTGTGATATCAGTACCCACGGAGAAAACATTTGAATTGTTTATACCAGTTCGTGAGTTAAAAATACCTGAATAAATCATAGCATTTGATCTCACAGAAGAATTAGGTTCATCTTCTACTAAATAAGCTTTAACCCCGTAGTCTACGTTAGTATTATTATAACCACCCCTTATTCTCGCCTCTTCTATAACCCAACTATCTGCATTTACTGACGTAGCAAAAACTGGATAATGACCATCAACTCCTGTAGGTACACCAAAAGAACCATTCCAACCCGGCGCGCTTGTTGCTGAGTCATAAGTCTTTTTCAAAAGAAAAGAATTAAAGTATTTTACTTCTATAATAGCTCCCATATTATTATCACTTATTTATTAATTTACTTACTAGGGATAAAGTACGGGTGCAGACACGGTAGTTCTAGCACCAAGTGCATTAAACGTAGCAGTATAAGATCCATCTTTAGTGTATTCCCAATTAACACTTGGTCTATAAAATGTTTTAACAACACTTCCACCAAATGTAGCTTTTGTAGTAAGGTTTAAATCAGTATATAATTGAGTTACATATTTAGTTATATGTTCTTTAGCATAATAAGTTACACCACCTACATTATATTGATATTGTTGAGGAGTAGAAACACCACCTGCATAATTATAATCCCCCATTATAAACCCTTGACTTACATTTATATTTTTAGTAGAAGCACAATTATTCCAATTACAACCTGTTCCTTCTAACGCCCCCATTGTTATTCTATATTCGCCTGGTAAGTCAAAAGCAAAAACTCTTCTTACTCCAGACGTACTAGTTAAACTAGCTCCTAAAGTCATTTTATTTGTACCACTTGTATTAGTCATTCCTCCTTCACCTACTGCTCCATATGAACCAGAATATGTACCACTATAATCAGATGTAGTACTTACCCCAATCAATGAATTATCAACATCTACTGCCACGGTCCAAGGGCTAGCAGAACTTGCTCTATATTCTACTGTTGCTTGTACTTCAATAGCTCCAGAAAGCCCTGTGTTACTTGATTCTCCCCAAAATTGTACGTAAAAAGCTCCTTCACTTATACCTAAACCAGCTGACTGTTTGTCTCTAATGAAAGTGTAATCACCTGTATCACCTGGAGTTGTACAATAAAGACTGCTGTTAGTTGTAGCTGGAGCAACTAAAGAAGTTCCATATACATTAGCAGCGATTGGTCCTGTAGGTGTTGTATCTAAAGCAGTATAACTTGGGCTAAAATAATATCTTGAACCATCTCCATCGTTCATAGGGGGAGAAGTTTGAACAAATCTACCAGGAACCTCAGGTTGACCTATTGTAATATTTAAAGTACAATCAGCTGTTAATCCACCTGCATCTGTTACTCTAGCAACTACAGCGTAAGTTGCAGCTCCAGTAGCAGCCGTAATTACACCTTGGTTAGCTACTGTTGTCATTGTAAATATACTAACTGGACTTCCTCCTTGTGTTTGAGATACAATAGACCATGTTAAGTTATCTGTATCTCTTGTGGTATCTGCAGATCCATTTTTACCTGTTAATGTAACTATAGCAGGCAAAGCATCAGTGGTTACCGTAATATTTCTTGGACATGTACCATCTATTGTAGGTGGTATATTACCTAATTGTCCTGATTGAGCTGGTGGAGTACTTTCGTCTCCACTTATATCATATGTAAAATTAAATTCATAATTACCAGTAGTAGAAGCATCAGGTCCATAATAAAATTTCTCAGCCGTTTTTAATTCATATGTATAAGGACTTCCCGCAGATTCTACTAATGTAAATTTACTTGTAACATTTTCAGGTATTGCTTTGCTATCAAAAACACTCCATTTTCCATTTGCTGGATCAGTATCAATTCTTGCACTAGGTATTTGAGTTCCAATAACATCTTCCCCGTAAAACGGACCAGCAACTACAGTATTAAGTGCATCATCTTCTTCTAAATTAAGTACAAATCCTCCAGTAGACCATACTCCTCCCGTGTCTGTAGCAACCGCCGTGTTTAAATCTGATATTAAACCTGTTGTAGAAGTTTCCCAGTAAATATCTAATCTAGAAACTTCTGGTTCAGTTTCATAAATTGCTAAATATTCTATAGGATCATAAGGGCTACTTGCATCTGCTATTACTCCAAAAGCTTGAGTAGTAATTACTTGTCCTATTAAAGGATTAGATTTAGCTGTATAAAAACCCCATACATCAAGTGTATTAACTATAGTAACATCTATATCAAATAGATCTCTTAAATCTTGAATAATACTAACTGTATCACTTAATCTTCCGGGATAAAACTGTTCGTTACCAGCTGTTGTTACCACTCCGGTCGCTGCATCATTTTGAACTCTACCAAATAATTGTACAGAACTTCTAAATTGTTTTTGTTGTGGTCCAACTTCACTAAGATCTCTAGGAACTTTATTTATATTATCATTTATTAATACAATATTTGATAAAGCTCCACCAGTGTTTGTTCCATCAGGATTACCTTTCATCACTCCAGGTAAATATACATTATAATATTCTTGTTCTTGTTGTTTAACTACAATTTTATAAGAATACCAACCTAAAGGATTATAGTTTGCGTTAGTTTTATCTGAATTATATAAACCCGGGGTACCATTTTCTTTAGGTACTATAGCTGGAGAATCACTATTAATCGTGTCATTAAATAAAACTTTTAAAGATTCGCCTGGCCAAGCTGGAGCAACTGTATCTGCACAACCACCAGTTGCAGGGTCACAACGATAAGGACTATAAACAGTATCAGCTCCAAATCCCCCAGCTGTTAAGCTTGCTAAACTATTAGATAATATTGTGCTTGATTGTCTACCAAATTTATCTGATAAAACAATACCAACTTGATAATTTCTATTCTGTTTTAGAGAATGATTAGGATATTCAGTAATTGCGTGACTACTATACGCTAATGTGTTTGCTGCTTTATCAGACACACCTACTTGATAATCTAAAGAAGGAGGTGGAGTATGTTTGTCTTGAAAATTACCATATGTAATTCTATTACTTATTAACTCTTGAGCTTTAGCTCTTACAGGTACTCTATCATATACCCTTATTAATTCATCTTCTGGTAAAGTTTTATAAGGTTTTGTAGATTCATAACTATAAATATACACATCATCCGTAAGACTAGTATTCCATGGAGGAGCATTTTCTACTTTAATAGTATCTACTACTCTTATAGCTTGGCCATCAGATTCTTTATATAGAATATCTATTTCTGTAATTTTAATTGGGGATGTTGTTGTAGCTTGAAGAACAGCGCGGGTTGCAGGAAGAGGAATAAGTAAATCTATTTTTGTTACTTTGTTTTCCATAAAATCTACAATAGTACTTTCATAAGTAAGTTTTTCATCATCACTTATAAAATAACCATCTTGTTTAGGGATAAACATTGATTGAGTAAATGGTGCAAATATAGAATATTCACCATCATCGAATTTAAATCTATAACTAAATCTTATAAATTTATCTTCTAAAAATTGAGGATCACCACCATAAGTAGCGTCTAAATAAGGGTTTGCTGTTCCATCTGGTAATGTTGTAGATGTAACATCATACATGGTAGTTTCTAATCCACCAAAAGTTAAAGCAATGTTGTTTGCTATAGTGTTAGATTTATTTGTATCAAAACTAGTAACGCTATTTATTTTTGTTACGATAGTTCCACTTTTAACACCTGTGCCTGATACACCTAGTCCTACTGCAACTACTCCCACAACATTATCTACTATAATAGTCTTAGAATCACTAACAACACCATTAGTATCCGCCGTTATAACTGGTTGACCAGCTTGACTACTTACATTTAAAACTTCTATAGGTTGATAAGGATTATATTTAGATACAGATATAGAATCTTCATCAGTATAATAAGTTGGTACTACATAAGCACTACCAAAGCTATTAGCTGCATCAACATTTATTTTTCTAGGTTGGTTTCTATTATCAGTCCAAAATAAAAGACCTTCAATAATATTAATCCCTATTATATGATTAGTTTGTGAGAAATTTAAAAAAGCACCTTCTACTAATACAGCAAATTCACCACTCTGTTGGTTGTACCCCATGATATAGTTTTTTGCTGCAGGGTTATATATAATATTAGTTTCAGCTTGAGTGTCAAAATTATCTGTCCAAAAACTATATATAGTTGTGTTATTTTCATCTACAAATTCACCTATACATTTAATGTTAGCAGCACCTACAAGAGTAGAGAACTTTTGCCCGTTAAATAATACTTCTGAGTTTCCTAAAACGTTTTCTAATGCCCCCACATCTGAACCTTCTGATCTACTGATCTGAACATTTTGCGCATCGCGATATTCTCCAGATGGTAACAGCCTGTCATCCAGGTCTTTGTTCATCTTGGACTTTATAAAAGCGTTTTTAACTTCAGCCATTTAATTTTAGTGTTTTATCCATTTAGATTTTCCTCTCATTACTTGAGATATTTCCTCAAGTTTAATATTAGATAATCTAATTTTAGCATTTCTAAGTTTACTACTTCTTTCTCTTTTTAATCTTTGTACAATATATTCAGGTTGATTTATTCTCGATGCTATAACCGCGTGAGACATGTGAGCATATAAAGCTTCTTCTGCCATTTTAGGTATTCTACTATCTAACTCATAAGCTAAACCATCTGAAACATATTCAAAAATAATTAATTGTCCTACTAAATTACTTGAAAAAGCTATTTTACCTTCTCTTTCATTTAAATTAAACCAACCATTCATGTTAGCAGTTTTAGGATCCATACCGTATAGTTGCCCATAAGCCATATACCAGTAACCACCGTTACCCCAATCATAACCCCACCAATCTAATCCTTGATTAAATTCACTACTGTTAAATTCTTGGTTTATTAAATTTGTATTCGCCTCTGCCCATCGTTCTTCTGTAATAGAAGGAGTTTGTATATTATCATCATCACCTGCTTGTACAGGAACCCCTAAGTTATCTTGAGCTGGAATTTCATAAGGACTATCAGTAAGATTATTTGTAGGATATATAGGGTGTAAAACACCTAGTTGATCTATCCAAGATACTTTTACATAGTTAACATAATCTTGTGGTAAAGCTAATCCTAAGCTTGGAGGGATTGTAAGCTCTTGAGATTTTATACTTTTTAAAGTATCATAACTAAATTCTTGTAAACCTCTTTTAGCATGAAAAATAAGATCAGTTCTTTTAACACTAGGAATAAGTTTTCCTGCACCTACATATGCTACTATAAAATTATTTATAACATCATTTAAAGTAACATAAGCATAGCTTCCATAATTATTTTCAACAGTTGTACCGTAAGCATCTTTGTCACCGTAATTCCCACCAGTTAAGCTTGTTAATTGACATACTATAGTCATGTTTTGAGCTAGTGGAGCTCCTAATGTAATAGTATTACCCACTAATGTATATGCTGTTATATATTCAGTATATGTAAACCCGTCCGGACTAGTATAAAGTTTGAAGTTATTTAAACCATAATCATCACTAGTAGGATCATAGTTAGCTAATTTTAAATCAGTATCAAAAGTAAAAGTAAAAATACTTTGACCCGCTATATCTGTAACTACAAAGCCTTGAGCTCCTGCGTAATATTGTCTGTTAGTTTCGGTTATTAAACCGCCATCTGGAATAGCCATATTTTATTAACTTTTTTGATTAACTTCTGTAGCTTGTTCTTCAGCTGCAGCTACTTGAATAAGTTGAGGGTCTTTTATAACAACACCAGCATATAGTAAGATTTTAACTATTAATGAAGTTTGTTCTGATTCAGATAATTCAAAATTTTGTGATATTGCTGAGTCATAAATGTATTGTTGTACCGGTCCTACGGAATATCCCCATATTACATTTCTAGGTTTTCTTACAAAATCTACAGTAACATCCCCATTAGTATTAATACCACTAGGACTAATATATAGTTTGTTATTCTCATATAAATATGTAGGAAAAGTTTGTGTTGCTTGAGTTAATTTTGATCTTTCTGTTTCGTAGTAATCACTTCTTTGAAGTCTTTGTATTTCTACGGGAATACCTCTGGGTATATTATAAACCACTGGGCCTAATCTATAGAAAGATAATATTGAGGAAGGATATGGAGGTGTTGTAGGTTCTACACCTGTGTATATAATCGTATTATTATAAGTATCAACAGCCGGTAAAACCCAAAAAGGATTGTTAGGTGTTGTTGTATTATCATATGTAGCATCTCCAAAAGTTTTAAATATAGAAATTCTTTCATCTATATTTTCTATCCTATCAGAATAATCTACATCAGCTTGTGGCACACGTAATTGTTGATTTAAATCATCAAAGTATTGTTCGAATATATCTAATTGCACCTGAGTACCAATTTTGTTGAACTCATCTGGGGTTATATAACCTCGTTGTTCTTTATTAAGTATTGTTAATACTGTTTGATATACCGTGTTTACGTTTATTGCCATATTTCTTTAATTTAGATCTATACATCAAGGCGACAAAAGCCGCCTTAATATATAATCACTTGTTTATAGATTTTTTTCTATAGACCTATAAATCTCTACACCTTCATCAGTTTTTAAGAAACTGGCAAAAGCCGAATAAGGATTTTCGTCAAATGGAACGCTCATTAATTTTCTATCATTAGATCCCCAATGGAAGCTTCTTTGATCGTTAGAAAGTTTAACAATATTAGCTTCTACTGCTCTAATAGCAAAATTTCTTAATACTACGTTCTCATCATTAGCTAAAGCTAAAAACGTTTTTGGTTGTTTTTTAGCCATTAGCATTAAATCTCTTTTAATTTCTTTAGAACTCATTTCAGAAACTGAGCTACCTTTTTCAACTCGTAAAATAGCTTCTCCATGATCCACATCCATCTGTCTTGCAGCATTTAATGCGTCAATTTCTAAATTAATATCGTGTAGTTCGTCTACCGCTATAGCTACATCATCTTTTTCTTTGTATCTCCCGTCTTTCATAGGGTGATATAAAGATAATAATTTTTGTAAATTTTGTTGTTCTTTAGGTACCATTAAACTTCCATCTCTAAAAGTTATATGACCTAAAGTAACTTCACCTTTTTGTTCGTCTACAAATGGTGAGTTTTGATTAGTAGCATATCTTAATTCTCTTTGTTCCCCGGTTTTATCATCAAACCAAAGTAAAGGATGCTTTTTTGTATGCTTACTAGGAATTGTTAGTGTTAAAGGATGGTGAGCACCGGCTACCCAATACACTCTATCTTTTATTACCCAAATATCTCTGGGATGTTTTTTTTCTTCTTTCACAATCACTGGAGTTTCCACAACGGGTATCTCTACAGTAGACTGTATTTTTTTAGCTTTTTTTGCCATGATATAATATAATTTAATAGTTTTAAAAAAATAAAGGTAAGGCGCCGTTAAGACGCCTTATCTTTATATAAAGTGATTAAACTCCTTTGAATAATACAAAGTTGTTAGCAGCTTGAGTTACTAAACATCTTTCAGATAGGAAGTTAACTTCCATAGCATCAAGATCTGAAGTAAATGCTCCACCAACAGAACCAGTTAACCATGATTTCATACGTCTGTCATCAGCTTGTGATGCTCTATATCTAACGTGTAAAAATGGTCTTCTAATATTTGTACCAAGAATTTGATCGTAAACAGTAGATGTACCAGCTGGAATTAAAACTCCTTCAATAGAAGCAGGTCCTACTTGTGCACCCCTTGTAGAAGCGTCATTTAAGTATTTCCAGTCAGTTTTGTAGAAGTCATAAGAACCTCTTCTGAAACCGCTGAACCCAAGGTTCAATGCCATTTCTTCTGAGTTTTCAAATAATCCAAAAGCAGTTCCACCAGCAGAACCAGCAGAAATAGAAGCAAGCATGTCATCAAAATCTAATGAAACTTCTCTGTTTAAGAAAAGCATGTTTTCTTCAATAGCTCCCTGCGTGTCTAGGTTTTTAAGAATATCATCAAAATCTCCTATACCAGCAGCAGCACTGAATCCAACTTCAACATTACCTCTAGCCGAGATAGCTGCAAATAAACCTTCAGTACCACCCGGTTGTAATGCTGGGACAAAAGCTGCTGCGTTAGCACCAACTAGTTCACCTTCAACACACATCATTTCTAAGTAGTCTTCAAATCTAAGTCTTGTTTCAGACTCAGCTTTCAAGTACCATAAATAACCGTTTGTACCATCTTCAGTAGCAACTTCAACCCACCCAATTTGAGCAGTATCAGAACCGTTTACTACATATTTATTTCTAATAATAACTGGTTTGTTTTGGAACTGCGTAAATGCAGGATCAATACTAACATAACCATTGTTACCAGTGGCATAGTTAGGAGTTGTAGATCCTTTTGCATATTCAGAACCATAAACAAATATCTTTTTACCAGCACCATCAACAAGACCTGCAGCGGCCATATTAAGAACGCCATAAGTAGTGATAGTAATAGTTCTCCCAGCAGCACCAGCTGCGTTAGGATCAGATGCAGTAACTAAACCTTTACATTCATTACCAAACGCGTCCATAACAACGATTGTTTGGTTTGCAGAGATAACATTAGTAACTCCAGCTGTAGCAGGAATTATAAGGGTACCAGCTCCAGAAGCAGAGGTACAGTTGTCATAAGATATATGCAATCTGTTTTGTTCAGACCAGATAACCTGATCAGATGTCATAGGAAGCTCAGCTCCTACCATTCTAAGAAATCCAGATAAAGTTCTGTTACCATATCTTTCGACTTCTTGTTCATAAAGCTCAGGTAAATATTGCTGAGCAAAGTTTCCACCAGCACCACCATCAAATTGAAGATAGTTGCTTGCTAGTGTTTGTTGTATCGGCGACGGAATAATCGAGCCGAATTGTGGTGATAAAAATCCCATAATAATTATAAATTTTAATTAGTTAAATCGTTTTGTTTTAATTTTAAGTTTTGAGGAATCTAATCCACTAATTGATTTTACTTTTAATCCATTTATGAAGACATTTCCGTCGGCAACTTGCCTTGGCTTTTCATTTGTGATATTTTTAGAACTATCAACGACACCTTTGACGCCGTCAGCTTTTCCTTGTTCGTAAAAATGATTAGCGAGTTTATCCGCATTCATAGCAGCATACAGTGATTTATGATAACCTGCTGGATCAGTAACAACTCCTTGATCGTTAGTATATTTATTTATAAATTTACTAATATCAACTTGTGTTTCACCAGTTTGTTTAGGATTTGAAATTTTATATCTAAACTTTTTTTGCCCTAACTCAAAATCAAACCCTTGAAATTCAGCATTAAACAATTGATTAGTTTTATTTTTAAAATCCTGATGGTTATTTTCCATCACTTCCTGTTGCTCATTGTATCGGTTGAAAAAATCCGTAGCTTTTTGTTGATCTTGAGATACACCAGGTCTCAACTTGATTTCCTGATAGTATTTATCTTTAAGATTCTCTAATTCTGTACGAGCTTTTGCAACTTCTTCTTTGAAAGCTAGTTTTTTCTTTTTAACATCTCTAGCTTCATCCACCTCTTCATCATAGTTAAAATTATCTTCTAATAAGAAGGCAATTTCTTCACTATTTAAATGAGGTTTAGTTTGTTTATAGTATTCATTTAATAAAGTAACATCATCGGTTTTTGTATAATCATGATTTAATCTTACATAATCTTCTACAGTTCCCCCTGTTTGTTCCATAAATGAAACTAAATTTTCTATATTTTCAGGTAATGGTTTACCTGTTTTTACAGTTTCTTTAACAGCATCTTCAACTTTATCAGTTAATTCCTCTGTTTTTTCTTCTATGATTTCTTCGATTTCAACGATAGAATCCTCTTGCTTGGATTCTTGTACTTCCACACTTTCGCTGGACCGTACTTGTCCGTCCACGCTTTTGCTATCTCCGGGTGATTCGCCCACAGATACCTCTCCTGTTTCTTGCTCTGAAATGGCATCGTCTTTTGATATTGTAACCTTAGTAACTTCAGGGACTATTTCCCCTGTAGCTTCAGGTTTGGTTAAATCTAGTTTTGTAACTTCTTTGTTACTTGCGTGACCTAAGTTTTTAGGCGTTTTTTTCTTTGACTTTATTTTAAAGTCACCTTCCTGTTTTACAGGTTCAGTTGTTTTTGTTTCTTCTGACATAATATAATATTATAAAATTAGTAATTATTGAGGGCTAAAAGCTTCTAATCCAAAATCCCCTATGCTATCATTGCTTGACTCGAAATTAATTGGTGCTCCATCATTTTGTCTTTGTTGGATCATTTCACTTTGTTGTGAACCTTCCATTTTAATTCTTTTGTCTTTTCTATCTTCTATTTCTGTTTCTTTTAATGATTCCGTTTGTCTTTCGGCTCTAGCTAATTGAACATTATAGTTAAATTCTTCGGCCATTAACATACGTTTTATTTCAGCTTCAGTTTGCATTCTTTGTATTTCAAACTGTGATTTAGCTTGTTCTATATTAACTTTTTGTTCAGTTAATACTTGTTGTTTTTGCACTTCCGCCATAGCTGTTTTTTCTGCTAATTGAGCATTTGCTTGTGCTTGTGCTTGTATATTTGCTTCTTGTATTCTTTGATCTTTTTCTTGCTTAATTCTACGTCTTTGCTTAAGCATTTGATTAGCTAGTTTAAGATTTTTTATTTGTCTTAAGTCTATAGCGTCTTCAAGTTCAATTCCTCCTGCTTGTAAAGCTACTTGTATGTTTTGTTCTAATTGTGCTTTTTCTTCATCATCTGGTTCTAACTCTAAGAATATACCAAAATCATGTAAAGATAAATTTTTTACTTCATCTAATGTATGAGTATTATATACTGATATACTTTGCATTAAAGACTGAGCAGTTAAAGGATTGTTTAATACATCTGTTAATTTTTTAGAAATATTTTCACATAACCTTAAGCTCATAAATAAACTAGCATTATTAATATGTTTAGTAGCAATGTTTGATTGTTGAGCTGCAATTTTTTGTAATCCAACTAGTGTATCTCTATCTGGTAAACTACCATCTCTTGCTTCGTTAAGACCGGTTACATCCCTAATCATCTGTAGATAATAATTATAAGTAGATATTAAAGCACTTATTTTTGCTTGACCAGCTGATGAAGATAATTCTTGAACTGGTACTTTACCTCTATTTAATTCACCATCTTGAGTTAATGACCTACCTACAACAGAACCAGTTTGAAAATACATGTTCAATGCTTCTGCTGGATTATAATTTGTTCCATTACCTAAGTCGACTTCAGCTAATCCGTCCATGTCTAAAAAGACACCGTCAGGAACCATTCTAGATAATACTTGTTGTAGTTTTAAATGAGTTAATTGAATCATGTCCGCAAAACCCATTGTTTTAGTAACTAAAGATTCTATTCTACCTTTGTACATTCTTGGTGCACAAATAGCATAATTCATTTCAACCTTGGTAGTGTCAGCCATAGGTCTTGTCATATTTTCTGCCAACTCCCATTTTAATAACACGTCTGTTCCTAACACTTTAGCTCCTTCAAACAATATCTCTATACTTCTACTTATTTTAGAAAAAGATTCTGATTCTGGAGGATTAAAGGTATCCATTTTTTCTAATACTTTTTCTAAACCAGTATCAGTTTGTTTTAATTTAAAAACTTGATCTGCATAAGATTTATATTCAAAAAATAAAACTTGTACTGTATTTTCATCATATGCACCCCATCCATAAATATAATTATTATTACTATTATATTTTTGTAATTTTTCTAATTCTTCATTAGAAATATTAGGAAAATGTTTTTTAACTTGAGGAATAGTCATCGCCCTTACTTCACCTACATAATATAAATCCTCAAAATTAGGATCTTCTGTATACGAATAAACCATATAAGCTGGATCTACATAATCTAATGTTATACCATTTGATGGATTAAAATTAGTTTTAGCGGCTGCTATACCTAAAGTAACTAAATCTAAATTTATTCTACGTTTTAATAATTCAAATTTATTTTGCGCTAATACTTGACTAATCGCCTCTTCTTCTGCTATTTCTATGGATTGTTTATAAGATAATTGCAAATGCAATTCCATTTCTTCAATACTTTTTGGTAAATCGTTTCTTGGAATTTTAGTGTTTGATATATCTACACCTGTACTAGCTTTTACTTGCTCTTGTATTTCCCACGCATACATATCCTTAGCTAAACCTTCTGCGTATTTTGTTCTTTTTTTAATTGACTCTGGATCTTGAGCGTATGCTTTTATATCATAATCTTTAGCTGATATACCATTTGTTAATATATCTACAAATTTAGATAAGATTGGGACAGGTTTCCAATCTAAATTTAAATAAGACAAATCACCATTAATAGATAATTCATCTTTATATTTTTGTACAGGTTGTTCTCCTCTAGCATATAATCTTCTTGTATGAAAATTATTAAATGTAGTTAAATACCTATTACCATTAGTTCTTCCCTGCGCGAACCATTCTGATTGTATAGCATTAGCAACTTGCTTTCCATACTCCCAAGACATCTTTTCCTGCATAGGTACTACCTGAGCTGGAAACGCGCTATTACTATTATAGTTTATCTTCATTTATTGTATTATTTTTGAAATATCACCAGAATTATTATATTTTTTTATACCTAAATCGTATTGAGCCAATATTATTTTAGGTATAGGTTTATATTTATGTTTATTACAAGCCATAATAGCTAAACCTGAACTTATAGAAGCATCATGCGAAGTTCTATTATTAATATTAAACTTAGACCAATCATTTAATGTACGATTAAAATACATATCTCCATAACCTTGTCCGTTATAACCTATGTATGTTTCTATGTACGATTCGATTGCTGCTGCATGAGCTTGTTTTATATCTTCACTTGAGTTAGGTATACCACCAATTTCTCTTTCTGTTACAGATAATTTATTATAAATTTTATCAGGACGATTCATAGAAAAACCTCTATAACCCCTTCTTTTAAAATGATACAATAATCTAGGTTTGTTATTTTCAGCCAATAGTGGCATTCCATAAAATATACACGCCATTAAAACATCTTCAAAAAATATCTCAGCCGTTTGAGGTCTAGAGATATATTCTAAAAAGAAATGATTAGGTGGAACATCTGACATACTAAAAGTAGTAAGTCCGTGTAAAGATCCATTAGATCCTCTACCATCTACAGTTCCCGATATATCATAACTATCACAACCAAAAGCTCCTAGCTCTTGATTACCAGGATATTTTATCCCATTTTTTGTTATGAAATTATTTTGTAAAGACATGGGTGGAACCCAACTTATATAAAACCTTCCACTTTTATTAGGAACAAATTCTACAATAGTATCTTTTATTCCTTCTCTCCAATTAAAACTTCCTTGAGTAACAACAGAACTATGTTTTATATCTGCATTCCAATCTATTTGTTCATAGATTTTTGTTAAATTAAATAAGGAAGATTTGGCTTCGTCTCTGAAAGCATGTTCTTCAGTTCGTGGAAATTGTCGATAAAATTCATTTAAAGCATCTTGATCTTGTTTTAAACCATCAACTTCATTTTGCCAATATTCGATGACTCCCGTATCAATTTCGACATCTTGTGGACCTTTGATAGATTTAGATGGGGTATCGAAGACAGGTAACCCATAAGAATCAAGGTATCCTTCGTAGTTCCATTCCATAGGTATGAACAAAGAATATAATCCTGACCTAGTTTGGCCATTGGCGTTTCGTTGAGTAACATCTGAGTCATAATATAATTTTTTAAAGTTATCTCCTCCTTTGTCTAAAGCATTAGAGGTAGATCCCATCATGCATTTACCTATAATTCTAGAACCTAATCGTAAACATGTTTTTGTAACACGCCAATTATTTAATATATTGTTTGGTCTCTCCCATTTTCCAGATTCATCATGAACTAATAGCTTGAGTTTTTCACCATCATAACTATTATCCCCTGTATTTTTCCAGTCAATAGTTGTATCTAATCCTTGAAGTTCATCTGGTTTTTCGTTTGCAATTATTTTTCTTCTTGTAAATTTACTTGCTGGTACTCTATATGCTAACTCAGTTTTAGGTCGATCCATACCATCTTGAATCGGTTTAAAAAAGAAAGGATAATTAACTGAAATAGGTACTACTTTATCAGTAAACATTGTTTTTGCATCAGGTCCTGTTTTAGATAAGATTCCATATCGTGAGTCGCTGGAAATAGTTGCCAAATTAACAACTTCTCCTGACGCCATGAATGAAAAACCAGACCGTCTATTTTTGAGGTAGGCCATTCCATAGCAACGTTTGTCCGCTTTACAAGCTTCCCAAAAGATAAAGAATAATCTATTTGCTTCTCTAAAGTCTGGTTTACCAACGTCAATTTTGGACCACTGCAAGTACATATAATGAGTGCCAGTGATATAAGTAGAAATATTTTTGTTATAAAAGAAAAACCCTTCATCTCTATATTCGAATTCTTTATCAATATAATCATACCATTTTTCTTTGAAATCTACATCATATTGTTCCCAATCAAATATAGTTTTAATATGTTTAAATTGAGTCGGTAAGGGTGTAAATTCCCATGCGTTTGATTTAAATTTATGCACATTTTTAGCTACGGGTAAACCTATAACTAAATTTTGTATTTGTATAATTTCCCCTACTGTTCCATTTTTACTAATAACAATAAGATCATGTTCTTTGTTATATCCATACTCCCATTTATTATACCTATTCATTCTTTTTAGAATTTTAGGTTTAATATAATCAGGTAATATTTTATATAAAGTTTGCTCGTACATTATTTAGATCTTCCTTCGGCAAAACCTTTAAAAGTTTTCTCTTCTTTAACTTCTTTAGGTTTTTCATTTAATATGTCTTCTTCTTCTTGAATTCTGGTAAGAATTTCGAATGCATCAAAGATAGCTAATTTTTTAGTAGCTGCAGCGTTTTTTAATCTATCTGCGGAAATATCTGGTCCGAAATCTATAATCGGTTCTTTAGCAACTTTAATAAGTTCATTAACCGCTACTCGTCCAGCGTGGATTATATTCTTTTTCGTTTCCTTGATACTCATATTTAATTACAATGTCATTTGATTTCATACAATATAATCTTTCATTATCTATTAAAAAATCATATTCTCCGTAAGGTTTATACCCTACAAGGTCTCCCTCGCTCACTCCGAGGCCTTCTAAGACCTTATTACCTATTTTTAATACCCCAATAAGCTTTTCTTCTTTTTGACTCTTAAATTGACTTTTATTTTCTATTGGTTTTATAAAACATCTATTGTTAATTGACCGCCAATCACCTTTATTTTTGTATAAATAAATTTGATCTATAGAAACAAAATACAAATTATCTTTAAAAAAAGCTTTACCATTTTTTTGTTTTCCATCCATACCATACCAACGTCTAAAAACGTTATGATGAATTAAAATAGAATCCCCTACTTTAATAGGTGTGGTAAAAGCTTTTGGTATTGCAATTACTTTTGCATAATTATTTACAAACTTATGTTTTTCAACTTTAGTATTTAGTATAAGATTTTTATCCCCTACCTTAACTTCATTGTTATAAGTTTCGCCTAATGGTTCAACAATAAAATCATATATGCTGTTCATTAGTACTCTAAATCATACTCAATAGATATTGCCATGTTAGAATTAAATTTTTTCCATGGCAATACCTCATTGTTTTTTTTAATGAAAATATTATAAGAATTGTCTTTTTCTTCATATAAGATATGAGAAATTTCATGACCACCATATACAGGTTGTGTTACAGCATAATGCATTGCATCATTTTTATAATCAGAACCTATACTGATTTTTCTTATGATGTGATCCATTATTTTTTCTCTTCTTCTACTTTTTCAATTGGTTCAAAAGTACCATCTTTTAAGCTTATATTAATAGCTCCGTATTTATCTTCAAGAGTTTTCTTCATTTCTTCACCGTCTTTATTAACGTCACTAATTTCATGCAATGCAGCATGTTTTTGTGATTCTAAAGCTCCGATCTGTAACAATAATTTATTTATTGCTTCTTGATGTTCAGTTACTTGTTTAAACTCTTGTTCGTCTAATTTTTTAATTTCTTCACTCATTTTAATTGATTTAATTGTTTAATTTATTTAGTTGATTGTTTAAAGTGATTATCAAAATGATATTCTACTTTTTTCTTAAGTTCTGTGTGATAGTTTTCGTCAAGTATCATAGTTAGTATTTTTTTTTCTGCTTGCGTGTAACCTATAGCATAAACACTAATAATAGTTATAATACTTAAAGTAATTATTTTAAGTTTATTTTTCATTTTATTTAATTTAATTATATTTAATTTTATTTACCCTTGTGAAAGCCAAGTTTGTTTTTTATTTCTTTCTTCCATAGTGGTTTCTTTTGTTGGTCTAGCACTAGCCCTTGGGATCCAATCCCACATTGCTTGTTCTCTTTTTAGATTCCAATCCTCGCGTCGCGTCCAACTTGACTCAAATTGAGTTTTTCTATTAGAACTTGGTTCTATACCAGGAACTCCAGGACTAATATCTTCATTCAACCATTTATCATAAGTAGAAGAAGGAATAGTCCTAGGGCCAAAACCGGATATACCATGTTGAGATTGTGCAGCCCCATGTAATTGAGCTTTTCTTTTTAATCTTTTATTGATTTTATTTTTATAAGTGCTCATATTGTATAGTTACAGATTTTATTTATTTTTTAAATAAACTTGTTGCTTTTTCAGTTGTTCGACCACCGAAATAAGCTAAAACAACTGACATCATCACTTTCTCAAAAGTATCGTTCCATAATTCTCCTATATGAAAAGGTATAGTTTCTACGCTATCCAATATACCAGCTAATGAAAATACTATAATACACCATACTAAAACTAGTGGGCGTACGTTTTTAGAAAGCCACGAATCTGATAAACTATCTGCCTCCCATCTTGAAGTGATAGCATCCATTTCTTTATTTTGCTGCTCAAATATAAGTTGTTGTAGTTTTATTTTATCTTCACTACTTACGTTTGATTTACCTATAGCAGCAATAGCTTCTGCAGGAGATGAAACGCCACTAATTAAATTACCTAAAGTAGGATTAACTAGTGAGGCAGCACCAAACAATAGTTTACCTACAGTAGTCTCTGCAAATTTCTTTTTTGGTTTACTCATCTAATTTTGTTTCTAAAACTTGGTTTCCGTTTGGAAAAATATAATCATAACCAGGGTACATAATAGTAGTATAACCCCTGTTGTCAACACCTTTAACCTTATGTTCAACCCCCTTCATAGTAATTTTATTACTAGGAATTAAATTAGATTTATTGTTAACATCAGGACTATTTTTTAAATACCCTGTTTTTGATTTTTTCACTTCTAGTTATCTCCTGGTTCTGGCCATGTTCCACCTTTATTGCTTTTACTGACATTGAATGCTTTAAGATAAGCATTCTTTTGAGCTTCAGTTTGTGGTATAACACCTTTTGAGATTTCCTTACCATAGTTTGGACCATATGTCTCTAGAGCTTTTTTTCCTTCACCAGTATTAGCTTTTTTAATAGAATCCCACACACCAGAAACAAAAGTCAAGTTTCTCTCTGATGTCTTTTTGGCCTCTCTAGCTTTGTGTAACTTCTTCCCATGCTCTAATACCGCATCAAGATTATAAGTTTGTTGAGCAGCACCTTTACCCATTATTTCATCGACTTTAGCAGCACCTTTTTGGTAACCTGATTGTCTAGCTGGTCCGAAGTTTTGAGTATAACCTCTTGCACTACCTAAGTAATCAAGTTGCTTTGCAGCATCTGCTGGGTCTTTTGCATTGACAGCACCACCTTGAGCAGCACCTTTTTTGTTGTTTTTATTCATTTTTTTAATATTAAGTGTTTAATTTGTTTTCTAGTTTATAAGGTTTAAGTTCCCAAGGTTGGTTTGGATCTCCAGAAGCCATCTTAGCGTAAGGATATTCTTTTCCTTTCCAATATACAACTTCTTTACCAGCACCGTTGATTCCATAATCTAATTCCCCATCTTTATATTGCCTAACATGTTCAAGTTCGTGAACAATAGTTTTTAATTTTTCACCAGGATCCCTATCTTTCGTAAAAGAATCTTCGTTTAAAACAATAACTCCATTTTTAGGTGTTCTAGCGTGAACTTGATCTCCTTTCATATCTCTTTCAAACATTGAAGTGCTTAAAAGGGCTAAATTAAAAGGAGGTTTTATTTTAAATGCCATATTATTTAATATAAGGAAATTTTTTATTGAACCATTCTTTACGATTCTCACATCCACAAGGAATATTAAGACCGTCAGACATTTTATCTACAACGGTCTTAATTCCTGTTTTTTCAGTGAATTTCGCTATACTGTCGCCAAATCCCCTTGATTTCATTTATCTTATAAAGTGTTATCTGTTGAGAAAACAGCACTTGACCAGTACATTTGATCATCAGTACCTCTTACTCCGCCACCATCTAAACCAAGTTGAGCTGCAGCAGCTACACCACCTGGGTTAGCTGTTAAAGCTTTAACAATAGCTTGAGAAGGCATGTTACCATCTACAGTAACTGCAGTTGGATTTGTAGCGGCTGTTTGCGAAATAGATACAGTCAATGTACATATTCTACCTGCTATAGAATCTGCAGGTACAGTTGCGCCATCAGCATGTCCAGCATTGTAAGTTGCTAAACCACTTTTAAGTGTAATGATTGCGGTGTAAACACCAGCAGCAGTACTATCTGCGATATTTTCAATATCACTTACAGGGATAAGTACATCTCTACCTCCCCAATCGCCACCACTCCCTGGAGCTGTAGCGTTTTCAATTTTAAATTTTACAAATTTTGCCATAATTTTTGTTTTTGTTTTTGTTGTTGTTGTTGTTGTTGTTTTATGTGATTTGCAGTTTACTCTGTTTTTTATTTATCTCTTTACATTATGAGTTAATGGGTTAACATATTTACCTTTTACAGACCATCCACCTGTACTTGGATCTAATTGTACACCACGTCTTCTTAGATCTCCTTTTGAAAGTACTTTTCCATATTCATTCTTAAAAGTTGGCGAGAATACTTTTGTTGTACTATTTGTCACCGAAGGGTTTTTTGCAGTTTGCACACTTTTTGCAACTTTTCTACCTAATTTTAGTTTAGAAAGAACACCTACAGGAGCTATTGCTGTACCAACAGTTATCAAATTTCTTAGCATATTTAAACCACCACTTGTAGCATATTTTACTCCTCTAACAAATTTAGTTAATCCACTTGCATCTGGTTTTATATCTCCATGTCTGGCTACTTCCTGATCTCTTTTTTCATTAGTCAAAAAAGCATGTTCATTATGAGCTTGTTGAGGAGCACCGTAATAACGGTTTGCTTGGAATACCATAATATTAATATTTAATGATGTTTTTCGTCATACTTAAGATCACCAGCTAATTTAGAAATATGTTTTTCATCAGCTGTCATATCTATATCACTATGTCCATGTTTGTCATCATATTTAACATCTTCTTTTAGATATTCCATATGTTTTTCGTCATCATATTTAGTTGCTTCATAATTACTAGCGGTTACTTTAGTATGAGCATGTCTTGAGTTACCTGAGTATTGGCCTTTGTGACCTTCTTCGTTTACTGCCATAATATTATTTTTTTAATTTAGGGTAATGTCTATATACACAAGCTTTAATTCCAGCTGGTCTAGGTGCATTGTGAGCTAGTTTAATAGCAGACTTAGCTCTTTTTTCAGTATTAACAGGATAAGTTCCTTTTGGTGCTCCACCTGATGGACCACAAAAAGGACCATCTGAAGAGTCATATTTACCAGCGTTACTTCCCCCTGGTTTTTCGTCGTTTTTTGTTGAACCTACTTTTTTAGCAGCTCCTAACGGATTGTGTTGTTGAATATATGCCATGATTTTTTATTTACCTACTATTATATCCGCAACAGTAACTGTATTTAAAGCTGTTACATAATCTACAGCAACAGGAAGAATAGTTCCTGCTGGTACCGCTTTAAAAGTTAAAGCTTGCGCTGCGATTGGAGCGTCTACGTTTACTGTATCAATTACTGCAGTTCCATCACCACCACCACCGGCAACTGTTATTATATCCCCTGGATTATAACCAGAACCAGCCGCATTTATTGCGATTACTGTTATAGCACCTGCAACAGCAGTTGTATTTACTGTTAAACCAGATGCGTTAGCATTAGAACATGTTGTGGCAGCTCCTGTAGCTGTTGTATAACCTGAACCTCCAGTAGAAAGTGTTAAAGTAGCAGCAGAATTTAAACTCGTTCCAGGTAGTATAACACTAACATCACCCGCAGCACCTACGTACAAGATTGAACTATTTAAAAAAGTTCCTAAATTTCCAGTTTGATTCTCATGAACCCAAGCTGGTCTAGGATCTATTGAGGCTATCATTGTTGCTGTTAAAGGCATACCTCTAGATATTATACTATCGTTTGTTGGAAATTGTCCCATTGTAATTTATTTTTTTAATTAATATTTAATCTCTTTGAGCGCATAAAACTGCGTTAAGAGGTTTGTAAGAGGTTGGAGCTTTTAAGATTTGCATCCCTGTTATTCCAGAGCTTGAACCTTTCCCGTGTGGTCTACCTTCTTGATCTAGTGGCCCATCCCATATATGAGATTCCCCAACTATACCAACTTTGCTCCCAGGTTTTAATTCTTCCATTGAAGGATCATATTTTGTGTTGTGCATAATTAATGTTTTTTTTGTTAAATAAGTGATCTACTTTGTAGGGCCATACTTCTTTCGAATTCATCACCATACATTTGGTTTGCGGTTTGTTCAGCTATTGGATCAAAATTTCCCCCAACAGGTGGTCTTCCACCACCCCCAGCATATTGAACATCCGGTGAAGTAGGAATAACTGAAGTATCTCCTACTGGAGATGGTTGAGCTAAATTACCTTGTACCGGTGTTATAGGAATTTCAGGACTAGGCATACCACCTGTTCCCCCAAGTTTACTCTCTATGTTATCTAATTTACTTATAACATTGGTTTCAAAACCACTTCTACTTTGACCTGATAGTGCTTGTGCAATACGAGAAGTAGCGTGACCAGTTTTTGTTCCAAATATTCCCATAATTATCTATTTTTATCTTTATTTACGTTTTTTATTGAGGTAATCATAACTTTATCAATATATGATTCACCTTTCATAATTTTATTTCTTCTTGAACTAGTAGGTATATCATCTTCTCCAAGCATTATCCTATAAACTCTATTAATTAAATGTTTACATTTTAAGGAAGTTTTATAGATATTATATTTTTGTGTAGTTCTATTTCTAGTTCTCCATACTTTTATCCACTCCCCTTTTATTAATCTACTCCATCTTCTGTTATCCCAACTATAAGAATATATACCCATTTCGAAATCTTTTTTAGAAAATAAATCTATACAATCTAAATAAATTAATAATTCAAAATCTGAATCAGTTAGGTTGTTGTTTTTGCAAGCCCATCTGCGTATTATACGGTAATGTTTTAACAAATTGAGATTCTTTAAGTCTCTTGCTTCTAGCCTTTTCACAAAACAACAACCACATCTTGTTCTTTAATTACGTGGTATATTTTTTCATCTACATCTATTTTATGACCAGCATGTCTATCGTAGTATATTCGATCATTTGGTTTTAAAACACTTACTTGATCACCTACGGATAATATACTTGCCTCGACGTATCTAATATCTTCTTTATTTATTTCCCCCAACAATAAACCCCCTTTTGTTTCAGTGGTTCCTTGTTGTATTTTTTCAATAACTAAACACTTACCTATTGCTTTCATAATTTCTTATATTATTAATTACACAATCGGTAGATAGTATTGTAGTTGCTACAGATGCAGCATTTGTTAAAGCACTTTTTGTTACTAACAATGGGTCAATAATACCTGCATTAATCATATTAACAATTTCACCTGAAATTACATTAATACCTTCATCAAGATTAATAGAAGATAATGTGAAATCTACATTTGTAATACCCGCATTATCTAAAATAGTTTTAAATGGTGCGTGAATAGCTTCATTTAATATTTTTTCCCCTATATCTTTTTTATCTAAAGCTTTAGAAGCGTTTAACAATGCGACTCCACCACCTGCTACAATACCTTCTTTTATTGCTGCTTTAGTAGCACAGATAGCATCTTCAACTCTATCACATTTTTCTTTTAACTCTAACTCAGAATTAGCACCAACTTTTACAATAGCAACTTTAGCACTTAATCTTCCTAGTCTTTGTTCTAAACCTATTCTAATGTGTTCTTTGTTTTTCTTTTTTAACTTGGCTTTTATATCTTTTATAATTTCTTTAGCTTCTTCGTTAGTTTCTTCTACTCTTATAATTGATTTATCAGCTTCTGTAGTAACTTTTAAACAAGAACCTAGATATTCTGTTTGAATAGAATCTAAGTTATCCCCTAAAGTTTCATTAACAACTACTGCTCCAGTTAATAAAGAAATGTCTTCTAATATTTCTTTTCTTCTTAATCCAAAAGATGGTGGATCAAGAACATTTACTTTAACATTACCTTTCATTTTATTCATTACTAAAGCTGATAGAACACTATCTTCAACTTCACCAATAATTAATAAAGGTTTCTTTTCTTTTATTATATATTCTAATATGGGTTGAATTTGTCTAATTGATTCTACCCTTGAATCCATAATTAAAACTAAAGGTTTATCTAATTCAACAATACCTTTTTCTTTGTTTGTTATAAGTTGTGGGTGTACGAATCCTTTGTTGTATTCTACTCCTTCAACTATATCTACTTTAGTTTCTCCAAGTGAAGATGGTTCCATAATAACTAAACCAGTTTCACCTACGTTTCTAAAAGCTTGACCAATTAATTTCCCCAACTCTTTATCGTTGTTTGTAGCTATAGTAGCCACTTGATCAATTTTATTACCTTTAACGGGTAATGCTTTTGTTTCTAAATATTTTATTATTTTTTTTACGCCATTTAAAATACCATCTTTTATATCTCTAGTATTTTGTTGATCTAAATGCTCATAAGCACTTTTTAATATAGCGTGAGACAATACAGTGGCGGTTGTGGTTCCATCCCCAGCTTCACCCACCGTTTTTCTTGCTGCTTCTTTTAGCAGTGTACACCCCATGTTTTCTACAGGATCTAACAAGATAATAGAATTTGCTACCGTTACACCATCTTTAGTGATTATAGGTTGGCCACTACTATCTTCTAGTATAACACATTTACCGCTAGCTCCTAAAGTGGAGCTAACAGCGTTTGTGAGTTTTTCTATACCTTTAAATATTTGATCCTTTGCCTCGTTTCCAAAGCTTAGGTTCTTGACTATTGCGTCTGACATAATTTAATTTAATTTGATTGAATTGATTTTATTTAAAAGTTTTAACAACTTGTGGTCCGTTAACAAATGAAAGCTTTTTCTTATAATGCTCAATAGAAGAATCTATTGCTTGTTCTGCGCCTTCAAGAGTTTCACGTCTTGTTACATCGATCCAAGAATCTTCTTTGTTTGGATCTAGGTATTCAGTTTGATAAAAACCGTTTGGTAATTGAACAATTCGCCAATTTTTCTTTTTGGCTACATGTTTAAAAAGGTTAATGGTTTCTTCTGAAAATTGTGGTTGACTACTCCACGAACTAGTCGAATAAAATAGTGTCATTGGTTTTGGTTTTAAATGTTAAACTATTGGTTTTTGCTCTATAAAGAGCGGTTTATATGGCTATTATCACTTGTTTTTTTGAAAACTTACCCTACCAAGTGGCTATACCTACTCTTTTCCATGTATCAGTTGCTGTACATACGTATATATAATCGGCATCCCATCTCATTGTTCCAGCTGTACCAGTTGCAGATGCTGAAGCAGGTACTCCACTGTGATTTAGTATTGAAACCGAAGGTTCTGTCCAAATTAAATTTATACTAGCAGCATCTTTAGCTAAATAATATCCAGTATTTCCAGCTGCACTAGTTGGCATTCTCCAATATGTATTAGAAATAGTAGGAGTTACACCTGTTAATCCAAGTTCACCAGTTCCGTATAGTTTTAATTGTAAAGAACTAACTCTCGCATCACCAGCATCACTGTTTAAAAATTCATTCCAAAATCCTAAATAAGAAGCGTTATTATTACTAACAGTTGTAGTACCAGTGTTCCAAAATACTTCATTTTCTCTGGATCCACCTGAATTATTATAAGCAAAAGCTAATCCTTGGGTGTGGGTTGGGTTTGATGTTCCTGCATTTCCTGTTACATATAAATACCCTGCAGCTCCAGAACCAGTCATAGTTATAGAAGTACCAGTTGTGCTTCCTCTAGTACAAACAGTTTGTAAAGTGTCTACTTCTGTATAAGTATAATTAGGTACGTTTAAAACTCCACCGGCTAAAGTAGCAACCCCTGTTGTTCCAGTTGTTGTTAAACTAGCTATTGTACCTGTGGGAACATTCCAAGTATTGTCACCTCTTAAAAACGTAGTGGCATCTTTAGTTCCGGTTGCTGATAAATCTATCGTACCTACTGTTACAATACCAGTGGCATTTGTATTTTCTGTTCCTGCAGAAATAAAGGTACCGTTAGCATTTGTGAAACTTGTTACCCCTGCGGCGTCTGCCGTCCAGAAAGTTCCTGTAACTGTAGATGATAATACTTCACCTGCCGTTCCTGGTGAACCTGTAGAATCTGTAAAAGATCCTTTTACGCTTAAATCCCCTGCGGCAGTTGTTAAAGTTATACTATTAGTTGTAGTTATTGCTTTGTCAGTGGTTGAACCTACAGTAGTAACTTGTTGTAGACTTTGAGCACCAGACACTGGAACAACTAAATTCAAAACGTCTTGAACACTAAAGCTTCTAGTTGGTTTATCTCCCCCTTCTGTCATATCAGTACCTATTAATAGATCTTCAAGTTTGGGTGTTATTTTAGGGTAACTGTATAATATTGCCATTTTTATTTGTATTTTTTAAATTTTTCTAATTCTTCTTCTTCACAAGCATCTTCAAACCACTGTGAACTTAACATAATTTTCATATGTTTATAATTTCTAATATAAATTTCGTTTTCTTCTTCTGTTATTTTATCTTTTAAAGATAGTTTTTCTAATATGTCATAAACAAGATGAGTCACTTTCACCATGTTTTTATCATTTTCTAGATTCCTTGGTGGAGGATCACTACTGAAATTACGTACTAATGCCATGTTTTTATTTATTATATTTTTTAAACTTATCTAATTCATCTTTAGTACACCCTTTTACAAACCAATCAACTTTTAACATTGTTTGAATATGGTCTTTATTTCTATCTAAATTCATTTGCTCTTCTTCAGTAAGTGTTTCTTTGGAAGATAATTCTTCACAAATATCCCAACTATCCCAATGAATAGCTATACTATCTCTTATTTGTTCTTCTGTTCTGTTATCTGGTTCCATTATTTACTTTTTAATATTTCTATTTCTGCCTTAAGTTCTTGTATAGATTTTACTAATATTGGAACTAAGTAATCATTTGTCATCGTTAATAAATTGGGATCATGATTTTTAACTATAACCGGATCATCTCCTTCTAATGCTAAAACATCTTGAGCTAAAAATCCATATCTTTTTATTCCATTGGTTTCTTCGGTATCTCTATTTTTCCTAAATTGATATTCTGTAGGTTTTAATTTATTTACAAAATCCAACCCATGAGGTATTTCTTTAAATTTTGTTTTATCTCTTTTATCAGAAACTACAGTCCATGCTATTTGAATATAAGCACTTGTATGGTCTTTGTTACCTAATTGAATTTCATTAGATCCAGTAATAATATGATTTAAAGAATTAGTTCCAGTTGTGTTTCTCCCTGCATTTTGTCCAATTAATATATTATAATCACCACTAGTTATTTCATACCCAGTAGCATCCCCAATACATATGTTTCTATGACCTGTTGTAGTTCCTCCAGCTCCTAAAGCTGAATATCCCATTACGATATTACCAACACCTGAACTTATTAATGCGTTTTCTGGTCCTATAGCTATATTAGCAGAACCAGTTGTTACACCGTCCCCCATTGCATTATAACCTATTGCAACATTTTCATACCCAGTAGTATTATTTTGTCCGGCAAAAGGTCCAAGAAATGTATTTTTACTACCAGTTGAAATATCTAATCCAGCGTTATAACCTAAAATAGCATTATATGATCCTGATGATGCGTTATATAAAGATTGAAGACCTACAGCAGTATTATAATCACCATATGATGAAAGCCCTGAACGCATACCTATAAATGTGTTTCCTTCATGTGCTCCTTGCATGTTTTTTCCAGCTTCATATCCAAGAGCAGTATGTTGACTTCCTTGTTGCATATTAAAGAGAGCATACATTCCTACAGCAGTATTATAACTTCCTGTACTAACATTACTCCCTAAAGCACTTTTTCCAACTCCTGTATTATAATTTCCTGTAGTACAATTAATCCCTGCTTGATGTCCTATAAAAGTACAATCATTTCCTGTTGTATTACTATGCCCCGCATATCTTCCTACAAAAGTTCCACGACTACTGGTTCCAGCTTGATAACCAGCCCATGATCCAATAATAACATTTTCTCCTCCACCTGTTCTAAGTTGACCAGCTCTATATCCTAAAGCTGTATTTTCATCCCCTAAAGTACCTCCATATAAAGCTGCATAACCTACAGCAGTGTGACTACTTGTAGTTGTAAGTCTTAAACAATAATTTCCAACAGCAACAGATTGTTCTCCTGAAAATTGAGTCATCACATCTTGACCTACCCCAGTATTATAACTTTGAGTTGTGGAATTACCATTAGCATTATAACCTATAAGTGTATTATATATTCCAGTAGTTAAAGTAGTACCTGCATATGCACCTATACAAGTATTAAGACTACCACTAAAAACCCCAGCACCAGAACCTCCTCCAGCATAATATCCTACTGATGTATTATAGTTATTACCAGCTCCAATAGTTTTTGAAGCATAAAATCCAATGAGAGTATTATAATTTCCTCCAGTACCAGCAGCACCACCATATCCCGCGGCATAACCTACATATGTATTGTGAATCCCTCCAGTTCCATTATAACCAGCTTGCATACCAACACTTGTAATACCATATCCTGTTTGGTTAAGACCGTGACATTGTTGACCTATAAAAGTATTAGAACTTCCTGTAGTATTAGATAGTCCTGAGTGATAACCGAAAGCAGTATTACTATCTGCAGTGCTGTTAAATAAAGACTGATAACCAACGGCTGTACAATTAGAACCAGTTGCATTAAGTTTAAAAGCAGCATGACCCATAACTGTATTAGAAGCACCCGTAGTGTTGGTATATGCCGAATCTTGACCTATAGCAATTAGTTGATCAGCGGTATTATTAACCGCCGCAGATTGCCCTATTATAATACTACTGCTACAACCAGCCGAAACTGAAGCTGCATTGTCCCCTATGATTACATTAGAATTAGAAGTATTTGAATAATATCTAGCTGCACTATACCCTATAACAACACTGTAATTCATATTAGCAGCTGCTGTATAAGCGGTTTGAGATCCTATTATTGTATTTCTTGTACCCGTAGTAATTCCTCTACCTGCATAATAACCATATAATGTATTGTGATAACCAGCTCCAAGATTTAATCCAGCATCATATCCAAAATATGTATCAGCACTATTATAAGAATAATAAGGAAACATTAATCCAGCAGAAGATATTTCATATCTAGCAATTGGAGATGTACTTCCACTTGGGCATGTACTAAAATATATTTCTCCTCCATCCGCGCTTGTAGTAGTTTGTTCTAAATGTATAGATGCTAAAGTTCCTCTAGAGCTTTTTCCAGTTAATCTACCCCCTGCTGTTGCTGTATCTAAAGCTTGTATACTTTCGATTTGCCCATTATTATCTAATACAACAGAACCTCCACCCATAGTATGAGTAGCAACTCCAGTTATACCAATAGTCATTCTTTCTACCTCATTAGTCCACAGACTCATTATTTCATTATTCTGCTCGTATTGGATTTTTCCTTTATATCTACCAGTTCCACTTGACGCATCAGCAAATAAAATTAAACCATAATTTCCAGCGCTAGAACCAGAATAAATAGTTATTCCTTCGCTTCCGCTACCTGCACCAACTACTAATCTATGAGCAGAAGAACTAAAATCTCCAGGTGTGGTAGCTCCGATCCCAACGTTTCCATCAGTATCTATTACGAGTTTATCATTTATATTTGAAAAATTTGCCATATTATTTATTTTTTAACAGATGTCTTGTGGCCAACTAGCATTAACTACTCCGGCACCACCAGTTATTCTTATTACATAAGTACTATTGAATTTATAGTAAAAATCCGCTAACACACTTGTTCCTCCACTATCTGAATAAACTGTATCTCCAGCAGCGGGATAAGTTCCCGACCCATTATGATAATACGTTTGATCAATAGATAATGCACAAACCCCAGAAAATACAGTACCTGTAGAGCTACTGTAACTAGTTAATGCATTCCAAGTTTTACTATAAAATTCTGAATATGCATGAGGTGCGCTTTGATTAACATCTGAATTAGGTGGGGCATATAATTTAACAAGTGAACCTGCTTGTGGAGTTGAACTAGACCCTGATAATGGAGCATTAGCTGTTCCTGATCTATCTCCTTCTACATTTATTTGATTTGCGCTAATTGGATTACCCGGTGCTGGTAGTGTCATTATTTATTACAATTACAATTATTACAAGCACAAGGTTTATTTTTTAATTCCTCTATTTCAGCTTTTAAATCTTTTATTGCTTCAATTAAATAACCAGTTAAGTTACCATAAGCAACACCTAGTGTTTCGTTTGATTCACTAATTAATTCAGGGGCTATTTTTTGTATTTCTTGAGCTATAACTCCAGAACTTGCTTTATCTGTATCAATTCTATCAAAACTAACACCCCTCATTTCATAAACCTTAGAACCATCTAAAGTTTTAATATTTTTCTTTAATTTTTTATCTGAATAAGCTACAACATCTCCTGCACAAGTTGCAGCGTTACTACTAGCATCAATACTAAATACGTTGGTATTACTAGTTGAATTTCTTACATTAAAAGTTGTATTATCAATACCTGTTATTCCACTTGTTATATTCCATACCTGAGCTCCTCCTGATCTTATAATTCGCAAACCAACACTTTCTCCAGTACCAATATCGTTTTGTGTTACTGTTATCATACCTTGAGCAGATATTGAACTTTCAGTTGTTAATGTTCCCGTATTTGTCAACGTCATTAAAGCATGAGGTGTCGTTGCTGTACCAGTATCAAGAGTCGTTGTACTTCCTTGTCGCGCCCAAATATATGTATCTGCAGCACTATAAGCAGTTCCAGTATACCAAGTTGTATCATTACCTTCATTAAATCTAAAAACCCCTTGACCCCTTGCGCTTGGAGTATCTGCAGTGCCACTACTTAATACTATAGCTCCCTGTGTATGACCTGTGCTAGAACCTACGAAACGAGCTTGAACTTCAGTACCTTTTACAACATCCAAACCATATGAAGGATTACCTGTTCCGATCCCAACTTCTCCATCACTTTTTATAGTCACCGCTTTATCTAATGTGCCGCTATTATTAGTCCAAAACTCTAATTGAGCATCTCTAGCTGCAACATCTGCCCATACCCCTCTTATGGATGCACCATAAACTGATGAAGTTCCTGTGTAATAACCACCCATATTTATCAAACCAAAAATATCATTATCAGCTGGAGAAGTTGTAAAATGTAATAAATCTACTTGAGCACCACCAGAACCAGTATTTGTTGATTCTACCCTTATAGCATCACCAGTACCAGAGATTTCTAAAAGAGCTGCAGGCGAATCCGTTCCAATTCCTACATATTCAGGAAATATATTTTGTCCACTACTATTAATATAATAACTAACACTACCACTACTTACTGTAGCACTATTCCCAGATACCGCTGGGTCTGTTGTAGCATTACTGCTTCTAATAAATGCTAAACAATTTCCTAAGTATTGATTAGTTATCATGTATCTTTTAGCGCCTCCCGTATAATGAGTGGAGGCATTAAAAATGATAGCTCCATAATTACCATAAGGTCCTGCTCCACCACCACCATAAACACTAGTATTAGCTAATCTCAATAAAGCTGTATTTGGTGTGGTAGAATTTACATTTGGTCCTTGTGTTAATTCTCCAGCGCTTGTAATACGCATTGCTTCACTTGGTGTACCACCTGTTTGGAATACAATATTTCCATAACCAGTTGTTGTTCCTTTTGAAATAATATATAAATGTTCAAAACCACTAGAATCATAGTTAATTTCACCATAAGGAGTAGCAGATGGATTACCAAATCTAACAGATTGATTTCCTTGAGTGCTGTCATATATGTGTAATTTTTTCTCTGGAGATGTTGTTCCAATTCCTACATTTCCTCCAGAAGGTTGTAATACAATGCTACCGGCATTTGCAACACCAGTTTCTATTGTTTGAAATGACACCGATCTATCTGCTTGTGCTGCACCACCTTTTGTATAAACTTGTAAAACACTATAATTACTAGCTTCGTTTGATTGACCTAAATATAAAACTTCTTCAGTACCTGTTGATGTTTTAGCAACACCGCTTCCAATAGCTAATTTAGCCGCAGGATCATTTGCTATTCCTATTCCTACGTTTTCATTATCATCCCAAATTTGAATAGTAGTTCCAGCATTATTTAAAATTCTTAAATTATCTCCACCACTTCCCCAGTTTTGTAATTGCCAAGTTTTAGCATCATTTTGTAGTTTTAATCCTACTTCTGAATTAGAAGAACTATCATATACTCTTATATTAGTAGTACCGCTAGTTTTAAGAATATCTAATTTTTCAGTTGGTGAAATACCCATTCCGATGTTTCCTGCATTATCAATAAGCAATGCATTAGTATTAAGACCACCTGCATTATTACCTGTATCAAGCTGTAATCCTCCATTATCTACTCCTTGTATTCTTGCTAAAGTTCCGCCAGGATTTGTAAAAGTTATTAATGAATCTAAACCATCTGTAGAATTATGTAATTTTAATATATCTTCAGCCGTATTTTCTACTACTAGTCTATAACTTGCAGGCGCATTCGTCCCAATACCAACATAACCTGTTGTTTCTTGTACAACGAAAAAATCATTAATATTGGATAAATTAGCCATATTTTAATTTTATGAAGCCGCTAAAAATGTAAGAGTATTGGTACTATCATGTCCTACTTGAACCGTGTAACCTATGTTTTGATCTATATTTTCAGCTTTGATAGTACATGTTACAGATGTTCCTGTGGCTCCTGTATCAGAATTAGCGAATGTTACAGTAAAGTCATTTGATCCGTCTGGACCTGTATCTATTATTTTATTATAAACTGGATCTGTATCATATGAATGAGCGACTACATATTTTTTAGCAACCGATGTGGCTGTACTAGTTTCGGAAGTTAACCATACATCAAATATTAATGTACCTGTTGTTGCTCTTGTTAAGGTAAATGCTAAATTTCCAGGAGCTCCTGTGGCAGCTGTTATAGCTTGATCACCAGAGAATATACCACCACCTGATCCACCAGGATTTGTACCAGCTGTTACGTGACCTTTAACATCAACTGTCACGCTATCGTATGTTCCAGCTGATACCCCAGAATTATCATGAGTTATAGTAACACTTGTACCTGTGCCACCACCACCTATTGGGGATGTAGTATTTACAGTTTCTACACCTTGTAAATCTGGAGGCGTTGCCCATGTTGCATCAGCTCTTAAGAATTTGGCTTGATCTCCAGCAGCTGAAGCGGGTACCGCACCTTTAGTTCCAGCGGTAAGAGCTGCAGCAGCACCCATTGTATTTATACCTATCGCTGGTGTAGTACCTCCGGTAGAAGTTATAGGTAAAGTTCCTGTTACACCGGTTACCCCAGTTCCAGGGGGTACTGCCCAGTTACCATCACCTCTATAGAAAGTTGTAGCACCTGCTGTACCACCAGCATTTATAAGACCTATTGTCATTTCCCCAGCGCTAACAGCTGAATCAGTTGCTATACCAGCGCCTCCTCCTTCAACAGCACCCGTAAACATTAATGTTCCACCATCTGCTACATTAATATTAGTACCTTCATCAGAATCAGCAACCCAACCACCACCGGTAACATCGGTCCATGGGACGTTAACTACAAGTTGATCACTTGAATTCATTTGAATTCCATATGTTCTACCAGCTGTAGTTGTTACTGCATTTGCGGCAGTAGTTTGTTCTGTATCATCTTCTAGTTTCCCTAAACCTAAAACGGAAGAGGTCATAGCTACGTAAGTTGTGTCGGGTGGAATTGAGAATTGTGCGTCCGCATTTAAGAAATAAGTTGTTGGGGCGCTAAATGTTGCTGCTAAAGGACCTGGTACTAAACCAGGTGTACCATTTGCTACCCCCGAAGGAGCTGCTGTAAATACACTATATGTAGTATCGGTCCAAGGTATATTAACCACTAGTTGATCACTAGCGTTAGCAGTTATACCATAAGTTCTATTAGCAGCTGTTTGTTGGGCTACAGCTGCTGGGGTAGATCCTGTAGAATATCTAAGTTTACCTAACCCTAAAGTTGAGGTAGTCATCGCAACATATGTTGTATCTGTTGGTACTGCCCAAGAATTATCTCCTCTTAAAAATGTTGTAGCGTCTGCAGTACCTGAAGCTGATAGATTAATTGTACCTAGATCAACTGATCCTACCGCACTTGATTTATCATTACCTGATATAAATGTTCCAAAGGTAGCAGATAGATCTGCAACCCCTTCATCTGACTGTACAATTGACCAATCACCAATAACCGATGCGTCATCTACTGCGGCGCTTACCGCTATAATAGAATCCCCTATATCTAATGTAGCTCCACTACAATAAAAAGATCCTCCAGCTGTTGCTACTATATAATAATCCCCAACCGCTACAGATATTCTCACACCTGCACCACCTGGGCAATTATATAAATAATCACCAACACTACTTCCAGAGACTACTTGTCCAGTATCGGCTCTAAATGTACCTCTGAAAGTTAAACCACCTGCTACAAGTCCATCAACATATCCTTTAGATGCAGCATCTGTAGACGCGCTCGGTGTTGCGGGTATTGTTAATTGCCCACCAAAACTTGATTGACCAGTTCCAGAAACTGTTAGTTCCCCAGTGATAGTAACATCATCTGGTAAACCAAAGACATAAGCATCTTCTGCTACACCTGTTACTTCTACCTCGTTTGATGTACCTGAGAAAGTTATAGTATCTTGCGTGGATCCATTAGCACTTAATATTAAATCTGTTGAACCTGCTGCTTTGTCTAATATATATGTAGTATTAGTATCAGCTGGCCATGTAACAGTTTTTAAATCTATTGCTGTAACGTGCCCTTCTGCTCCTGTACTCACCGATGCGACTAAATCTAGTGTACCTCCCGGTGAAGGAGATGAAGCGCTTGTAGTATCAGATCTACTTGTATTATTATGATTTATTACTAGTTCATCTGTTGCTTGAGCTAGCGTGGTAATATATGTACCCCCTACAAATTTAACTGTATTACCAGATTCTACATCTTGAGTTCCAGTATCACCTGTTAATACCCATTTATTATAATCTGTATCAACACCAGTTAAAGTTATAGTATTACTTAATTGAGCCGCTGTAACGCTACCTGCACCTAATATTTTAACAGTACCACCACCATCGCTTAATAAAACACCAGAATCAGTGTTGTTAGTTCCTGTACCTGTTATAGTTTGATATGCAGAAACTGCCCCGTTTATTGTAACGTTATCATCATCAACCCTTGTGACTGTTACACCTCCACTACCGGTTATTATTATATCATCAGCTATCCCCATAGAAACAGCATTTAATTGTAAAGCTGGATCTACATTAGTTCCCCCTGTTTGAACCATCTTTAAATCATACTCATCAAATGGTAAATCAGATACGCTACCATATCTAACACTGTTACCAGCATTACTATATATTATAGTATCTGTAAGAGCTATAGCAGTTCCAGGAGAAGCATTGGCTGAAAGAACCATGTTACTCGCTCCACTGTAATTTATATTTACAACCGGGTCTACTGCTGTACCTGTTAAAACAATACCTGCACCAGCCGTTACACTTTCAACATACCCAAATGATGATGCATCGATCCATCTAAGTTCTTGATCAGGACCTGCTACAGTAAAACTGGACAATATTTGCGTGTTGGTACCTTTAGAACCAGCACCATCTGCTATCCACCCACTAATTTGAACATTAGAGGTGTCTAACCCACTATCACCTATTTCAAGATGATTACTAGCAAACAACCCAGTGGCTGTTTTTTGTGTCATTATAGAATCCCCTAAAGAACTAGCACCTGTCCACCTTGTTATTTTATTGAGCGTACCACCACCTGTCAACAAAGAGCTTTGATCTAATTTTTCCCAAAATATGGTTCCTATAGAGTTAATGGACACAATTGCCCAGTCATTTACCTCCCAATCTGTTATATTACCTGCAGCGCCGGTTAACGATGTTGTACCTGCCACATCTACGATCCAATAGTAACCAATATTGGTTTGGACTAAAGTTGTATCGCTTAAAGTTGGGTTATTTGTGTTTGCATTCCATTTAGCTTGATAAACTAAACCTGGAGTTAGTTCTGTTTTTATATAACCTGCAATCTGTTCCATAGTAACAGAATTTGTAGGTTTATGCTTCTTGGACATGTCACTTATAATAAGTAAATCATCTCCAGCTAAGTTGCCTACTAGTCCAGGGTAAGAATATATTATAGCCATAATTTTTTTGTTGAGTTGTATATACCATATATACTTACAGGAAAACGGTGAAATTTACAAACAGGGTGACAATAGGTACTTACTATATATACCTTTATAGGCTAATGTCACTAAATATTACGTATAGAGAAGTATAGGGTTGCTCCTCTTCTCCCACTCTTGTTCTTGTTTTGTAAAATCGTTTCATTTTGACCGGGTCCCCTTGTTTTTCACGTTATATTCATGATCGTTTGAATTTTCCATGCATATCCCCCTACCTTTAGGCCTTTTCCTGCGATCTGCTGTCTTTCCCATACTATTAATACAAATCTAATACAATTTGTCTTTGATAATATAATAAACTAATAACTTATGTTTAATACTATAACCTTAATCAATCAAATCAGAAAACAATATCCATATGATAACAGTATGTGTAAAGATAAATACATAGAATTTATACAAGATCTATTATATGATATCATAATAAGTAGATTATGACAATATGTCAATGACATTATGACATAGTGATATACATACTAACTAATTCTAACTAATAAACAAACATACACATTTACAAACCAAATACAATAACTAATTGATAATATAATAAATACTAAATAACTAATAATTAAATTAAATTAAATTCCTATGAAAAATTCAATAACTTCAAGAAGATTTGTGATAAGAAAGTCACTAATTGGTAAAAACACTACAATCAATGTAGAATTCAAAAATGGTAAAACATTCACTTACAATCATGATAAAGCGTTTGAAATCATGAAACCAAAGTTAACTAATATGCCTTGTTTCATAAAGTATTCTTCTTACACTTCTTCAACTTCAGTTCCAACTATCTTAAGAGATAAAGAATTAGTATAAGTTGATTCACTCGGCGTTGAGATGTGTTCTCTCGAGTATAAATAAAGTTGAACAGAATATGACATTTTGGAATATAGGTGAGTTCGATTCTCACCATGTCAACTATGAATATAAGTACAACAATATATAATGAACTTCATTTAATAGATGAATTAGAATCTAACTTTTTAATAATAGAGAAATCTAAAAAAAGAAGAGAAGAATTAACTAAAGCTTTAAATGAATTAGAAATGATTAGTGAAATTGGTAACTCAATTATAAAACACAATCACTTAAATGAATTAATAACTAAATACAAATTAAAACTATGAGAAATAAAAGAAAATTTCAACACATTGCTTTAAAAGTAATAGTAAAAGTAATATTACCCGCTTATTTAACCTTAATTGGACTTGGTACAATCGGAGTAATAATTCAACTAGTAAAAGATCCATCTTCATTTGATTTTGGTTTATACTAATACAAAATAAATACAAATAAAGTATGATAATATAATAAACTATTAATTATGAAATTAACTAAAGAAGAAATCTCAATACTTCACAGAGCATTAAAAGTTTATACAATAGATTTACTTGACAAAGAAATGAAAGGTTTTGAAAAAGGTTTAGATGAGCTAGATTACCCAGAAGCATTAATGAGTGTCACAAAGAAAATTAAAGAAAAATATGAGTAAAATGTCAGAATTAGATTTAGTTGCACAAGGTGTAGCAGATCACATCAAAGAATTAATAGAAGATAGTGTCGACTGGCAATTATCTGATCAACCTTTAGAAGGTAATGATTACATAGAAATGAGAGAATATGTAATAAACTTAGCTTTAAATAAATTATTACAAAAATGAATTATAGAAAAATAGAATTTAAATATGTCACTTGGACAACTTGGAATGGTAAATTCTGCACTGGATATCACTGTGAAGATAAGAAATTACTAGAAGGTTTAAATACTACATCATTTGGTACAAAAACTATAGTGGAAATGCAAGATAAAATTGATGACTATGTAGATAGAAGAAGATATCACTTGTATAAACAACAACAATATAACTTGGCAGAACAAGAATATATGGAGAAATACGGAACTTTATACGCAGATTAACTATGGAAGAAACAACTTTAACACTAATATTAATAATATCCTTTTATATATGGATAAAAATAGCAGATAAATTATGAAATTAATAAATATAAGTAAAAAAGGTACACTTAAATTTGAATTAAGTGACGGAAGATTCATAACTTCTTATAATAGTGGTTATGTAAGAATTAATGGTAATGATAGACTTTACCAAATAAATAAAGTAAAGAAAATTAAAATTAATGGTCACCCAAAGTATTATGATGACTATTATTATAAAAGAATATTGATTCACTGTCCAAAAAAGAGATATGAATACATAAAAGAATGGGTGAATCGAAATATTACAAATTAAATACAAAAATATATTGATAATATAATAAAATTTATGCAAAAAATATTTAAAAAAGTAGATAAAACTACAATTAAACTAAATAATATAATCTATAAAGGTTATACACTATCAGAACTTCCACCGTCGTTCGCATTTATTTATAATGAAGACAATGAAAACTTCGGTATTCAATCATGGTTTAACTACAAAGGTCTTACCTATGTTGCCAAGTAACATGAAAGAATTATGCCTCTATGTAAAAAAGGCGAGAAAACAGGCGGCGAACGAGCATAGGCGTTCCGTTGCTCACCACGGAGAATGTAACGGACTTACGGATTCTGAATACAATTGTGTTAGAATCAGGGGTAAGAAAACATTTTCTCAACAACGTAAGTTCGTACACTCCAAAATGTGGTCAGTTTATAATGAAAAATATGATTTAAAACAACTTAAAAAAGTAATAAAATGAGTGATTCAGTAAAAAAATGGCATGAAATGATGGAAGAAGAAGCTCTTAAAAAAGAAATACAAGAACAAAATAACGTTCATATAAAAGAAGTAGTATATGTATGGGTGTTAGATTTTGAAGACGGCAAAGTATATTGTTATGATAAATGGAATCCAGATTTAATGTCTTGTGAAGATTTTTTAATAGCAGTAGGACACCCTATAACTAATTGTGAATGGATGGTGAGTAAAACTAAAGATGTAAATTACGTAATAGGAAATTCATATAGTGACGGTAGTTAAATCTACGGCTATATAATCTAGACGAGTAGCTCAAATAGGGTTAAGGAGAAATAGGAGGCGAAAGCCACACTAACTCTTGTAATCGCGTGAGTGAATTGCTAGTGGAACTAGGTATGGACAGATTAAAGGCGATTT